ATGATTTTACAAACAAAGGTCTACACGTTGGTGATGCGTTCCAATGGAATATTTATTCCGACGTTGAAACGCAAGGCACAACGCTAACTGAAACCGACACTATGCCGGAAACTCAGTTCACTATTACTCAGGGATCGGGAACGATTAATGAGTACGGGAATAGTGTTCCGTATACCGGCGTTTTAGATGATCGAAGCGCGCATCCTGTGCGTCAAATCATTCACAAGGCCCTTAAAAACGATGCTGCTAAGGCGTTTGAAGCGGCTGCACATACGCAGTTTTCCGCAACACCCTTAACAGTGACGCCAGAAAGTGGAACCAGCGCGACTGCCATTACGTTGGAAACATCAGGTACTGCAACGGCTACCAATAACATCGCGATGAACAACGTGCATGTGAAGCTGATCAGTGACCAGATGAAGGAACGAAACATTCCTGCGTTTGGTGATGGTAACTATCGCTGTATTGGTCGGCCTTCAACTTTCCGTGGTTTTAAAGATGATCTTGAAACTCTCAACTCTTATGTTGATCAGGGCTTTCAATACATCCTTAACGGTGAGGTGGGTCGTTCGTATGAAGGTATTCGCTTTTTTGAACAGACAGCGATTGCCAGTCAGGCATGGACCAATAGTAAGTCTGACCAGGCGTTTTTCTTTGGCGATGACACAGTAATGGAAGCCATCATTGTTCCACCTGAAATTCGCGGGAAGATCCCTGGCGATTACGGTCGCGATAAAGGTGTTGCTTGGTATGCGCAAGAAGGTTTTGCCATTGTTCATACAGCAGCAGCACAGGCTCGCATCATCGAATGGGCTTCAGCAGCTTAAGGAGGTAAACAATGAGCTATTCAAATCCAACAACAATCACCTATCGCCTGCCTGCTGCAACATTGAGCACGGCGGCTACGATTGGTCGTTTCATTGGCCCGTCTGGTTTGACAGGTCGGTTAGTTGATATCTGTTCTGTGGTCACGACAGGTGTCACGGATGCGTCTAATACTGTCACGGTTGGCACTGCGGCTGATCCTGATGCTTACGGCACGCTGACGGTTATTGTCAGTGCGGCTAACGCTGGGCAAAACGGTGCAACCCTAGTAACGACTTCTGGCGCGAATATTATTGCGGCAGACACAGTACATGTCATCAATACAGGTGGCGAGTGTACGGCAGGCGCGGGAGATATTCTCGTCACCGTAGATTGGTTCTAGTGCTATGACTGTCCGTTTTAGTGCTCAAGAACGTCTGCGCCTTAGCAGGATTAATCCTCGTACCGTTACCTATGTCCTTTCGGCTGTAGATTTCGGTGCGGGTGATTCCGCTCATGCTGTTAAAGCTCCATTAGGGTTTTCCTTTGGGCGGCTTATTGATGTGGGTGTCGCGGTAAGTGAGACCTTCAATCAAGTCACCACTCAAGGGTTTGTCCGACTTGGAACCGGCGCTGATGCAGATGCTTATGCAGAACTCCAAATGGGGGCTGCTGCGGCAACTGATTTTTACAACACTCAAGATGATACCAACGCGATCATTGATGAGAACGTTACCAATACACAAATCGAAGTTGCGTGCATTGCCCCTACGGGCGGTACACCGGCGGGCATTGGTGATGTTCACATTATGATTGATTGGTACTAGGAGAAATTATTATGAATAACACAGGTAAAAGCTACACCCATAAGCAGGGTGGACCACAGCCAAAGGGTCAGCCTGGGGTAGGTCCAAAACATAAAACGCAAGGCATGAGTCTTGAAAATGGTTTGATTGATCAGAAGTCTTTCGACCATTACATGCCGCCTCGTTATGAGAATAACGAAATGCAGCAACGACCAGTCGCTGATAACAAATCGGTTTCGTCTGATCGTGGGACTTTTCCTAGCAAGTGCTAACAATGAGGGGGGGGGCGACTCCCCTTTTTAGGAGGATCTATGGCAGTACAAGCACCCAACCCAACAGACCTTATTACCCTGGAAGGCACGATAGGAACAAATGACAATGATGTTGTTTACCTTTCGGAAGAAAATATATCTCGCTATGACTATCACATTGTCCAGTGTATTGCTGGAACGGTAGAGATAGACGCAACGGTGGATGGCACTAATTGGGTTCTTGCTATATCTGGAAGAGATGTTCGAGGAACAGCACTCGCTACCTATGTTAGAGAGGTTGCTTCTGGGGGGGCAATGGAAATCCCTGGTCGGTACAAACGAGTCAGAGTATTGCAAAAAGGGGCAACGGCATCAAATGCGGTTGTTTCTCATGCGAGAAATTCGAGAGGTTCAATATGAATAAACACCGAGGTAAAGATACTCCATGTTGCGTTAATCAAGGACAGAGTTTTGGTGCTGATGATAAGCAGCGTTATTCAACTGATCCTGATTACAACATCAGCATGTCTAACAGTACCTATCGCCAAAACCGCGTACAGAGTGAACGACGTGAAGAGAGTGCTTGGGGCAATCAGAAAGTAGCAGAAGAAGGCTTAAGCATGAGGCAGAAAATATAATGCTGGATAAGAAGAAACCATTTGGTGAGATTTTTGGTGATTGTGACGTAGCGGGTGCGCGGTATATCCAGAACGGCACCCATTTTGATGCTAAAGGTAAGCCAATCGCTAAACCTGTACCTAAAAACTTTCAGAAAAAACCGGAGAAGATTACTCCGACTAAGTTCCCCGCTGATGATTACGACAACATGCATCACCTAAGCCTTAAGCGGTTGGTGGAATCACGAGGTGGAACTTATAAAGATAAAGATTCAGCGGTGAACTGGTTAAAGGCTCATGACGTATCTTGAGCTTTGCCAACTCTTTGTTCGAGAGGCGGGCGCTGTTGGAACCGGGCCAACTACGGTTGTGGGTCAAACCGGCGAATATGCTCGCGTTGTTGAATGGATAAAACAGTCGTGGATTAAGATACAGACTGAAAAAAGTCGTCGTTGGAAATTCACCTGGATACAAAAAGAGATTAACACAACGGCAGATGCTCGCACTTACGATATGAGCAGTGAGAGTGTTAAACAGATCGATACGGACACGTTTACCATTTTTCTAACAGCGGATACTGAATCTCAAGAGATGCCGCTTGAATTCATGGAATATAACCAGTTTAAAAAGATCTACAACTATATCCATTCAGATGCTGAGCAACCGGCGATTGTGACGGTTTTGCCTGACAACAATCTGTTCTTTGAGCCTAAACCGAATGACGATTACACCATTCGATTCGATGCTAGTAAGTCGGTTCAGATATTAGCGGCAGACAGTGATGTTCCTTATCTTCCTGAAGAGTATCAATACGCCATTATTTATCGCGCATTACTCGACTACGAGCGTTATGAAGAAGCGCCGATGATTATTGCCCCTCTGTACCTGGATGCGTGGAACAGACTGCTATGGGAGCAAGAGGACGTTCCTGATGAAATGGTTGTGCAGCCGGTATGACGTACACGACCTTAAGAGGCGGATTAGATGAGGTGAATCGTGGTGTCGATTTGGAGCCCGGACGCCTTATCCGCTCGCGTAATGTTGAGTGCAAACAGAAGCCCGGTTATCGAAGCCTTTTAGGTTATACGAAATATGATCCTAATATCGTTCCGGGTGAGGGCGACATCCTGGGTGTCTGGGGATTCAACGGCAAAAACTACGCTTTTCGTAATGCGGTAGGTGGTGCGACAGCGGCAATGTATGAATCTACGGGGTCTGGCTGGACTGCTAAAAAGACTGGATTAGTGCCCGATGGGGCTTATAACTTTTCTAACGAAAACATTAACGGCTCCGAGATGATGTATGGAGCGTCGGGTGTTCACAAATTATTCCAGTGGGATGGCACGACTTGGACTGATCTTACAACGGGCATGACAGTTGATACGCCGGATTATGTTCTCGGTTTTAAAAAACATCTTTTCGCAGCATCCGACACAGATCTTCACAATTCGTCTTTAGGTGACGCGACGACTTGGGCGGCGATTACTGGGGCAACGCAGATCCAAATGGAAACACCTATTACAGGTCTGCAACGGCTTACAGGTGGACGTTTGGGCATATGGTCTCGTAACAGTATGGGGATTTTAGATGGGTCTGTTGCCGCTGATTTTGTGGTAACGAATATGAGCCAATACGGTAATTCCATGGGGGCTATTGCAGGGACGCTACAACAGTTAGGGTCTCGTGTTTATTTTATGGACGACCGGGGGGTTACTGATTTTCGTACGGCTCAAGAGTTTGGTGATTATATTGATGCAACGATTAGCACCGATATCCAGCCCACGATTGAATCTAAAAAAGACACCGTTGTTACCTCGGTAACGATTAAGAATAAAACACAATATCGGGTTTTCTTTTCAGACAAAACAGGGATTATTGCCACGTTTAGAGGGCATCGATTGTCGGGTTGGACAAAATTTCAACTCCCCCTTCAAGTAACAACTATTTGCAATACAGAAGATACCAACGGAGCGGAAAGAATCTATTTTGGTTCTACTGATGGTTACATCTACGAAATGGAGTCTGGGTCAAGTTTTGATGGAGCGGCGATAGATTCATTTCTATTAATCGCGCCTGTTCATTTAGGAAGCCCTTTCCATTCAAAACGTTTTCGACGGGCACAATTTGATATGCAGGCTGAAGGCGTTGTCAGTATTCAAGGAAAGCCTGTTTTTTACAACCGAGATGGCCCTTTAATCAACTACGACAACATCCATATAGATGGGATTAGCGGTGGCGTTTTGGGGACGATGGTATTAGGCGCTGATGTTCTTGGCGGTTCGGATATCGTCACGGGTGTACTCGATACGCCGGGCGTTGGTGAATATATCGGAATATATGTCTCAAGCGATGCAGTGCAAAGCCAATGGGAGATGGATGGAATTAACTTCCAGTTTTCCATGGGCAGAAGGAAGCGGAACTAATGTCGGATTATGTAAACAATAAAGTCGATGGCGATTTGATGGAAGCCTCTGATCTTGAGGCTATTGAGACTGCTAGTGCGACTAAATCGAACAAAATAGTATCACCCACTAGCGGGAATGTTATTGAGCAAGATGCTAGTGGTGATTTAGTTGATGCTGGTGTTGCTACTGCAAATCTGCTTGTTGATGCTGACATTGGCGTTAATGTTCAGGCTTATGATGCCGGACTGCTTTCTATAGCCGGATTAACAACGGCCGCAGACAAAATGATCTATGCCACTGCATTAGATACCTATGCAGTAGCCGACTTAGCTCCTTTCGCAAGAACAATACTCGATGATACCAGTGGCGGCGCTGTAAGAATCACTATTGGTGCGGTTGGAGTAACAGGAAATGAGGTAATAGGCGGAAATAAGGAATTTACAGGACAGATAACGCTTGCAAGAAGTCAATCTGAGATCTTTATTAAAGACAGCGACTCAACTGGAAGTAATGCGGTTGCATTTTTGAGATTTGTTGATTCTATTGATACAAGCTTGGGTTTTCTAGGTTTTACGTCGATAGACAGCACGTTAAGGCTTGGAAATCAGATTTCGTCAGGCGATGTAGATATTACGACGAGTGGTGGCGACGTTACTATTAATGGAGCCGTGGCGCTAGACGCCACCGACATAGGCGTATCAGTACAGGCCTGGGATACCCAATTAGATGATATAGCAGCCCTAGCGGTCACAGATGGGAATTTCATCGTTGGAGACGGGGTTAATTGGACAGCTGAAAGCGGTCAGGATGCTTTATCGAGCCTTGGTATTGAATCAAAAGCAAAAACAGTATCAACATCGCGATCATCGACAACAACGCCTGCAGCTGACCCGCAGCTAGCCGGGTGGACCATAGCTGTTGATACGAGAGTTAAGATTGAGGGGTATTTAAAGGTTGATAGCTCATCAAGCACGCCAGATATAAAGGTTCAGTTAACCGCGAGCGCATCACCACAGGCGAGTCAGATAAATTTCCATGCAATTGATTTGTCGGCAACTGAAACAGTTGATAGTGCCCCTATAGGAACTGCAAAAACTTTTCCACTAGCTGCATCTATTGCGTTAGGGGCGTATTTTACTGGCTTTTTACTATCAAATGCTTCATCGGTAACAACCCTCGATCTTGATTGGGCGCAAGGCACTAGTGATGCTTCTTCCACTATTATTTCTAAAGGGTCATGGATGACGGTAACGGTTCTACCATAGAGCGCAATTAACACGCTTGAGATAATCGCAATTCAATATAAGCTAAAGATAGGAGGTAAATAGAATGTCAGGAGTAGCCAGAAAACCGAAGCGCAAAAGCTATAACTCGCTCGCCGATGCAATAGCTGATTGCGGAGAAATATAATGCCATTACTTGACCCACTTCAACAAACAACAAATCAGCCTGCGAACGATCCTTATCAGCCTGCGCCTTATCAACCAAATATTAAGCCGATAGATCCGGCTCAAGAGACAGTGGCGGGTAGATTACCGGGAATCCTTGATCCTGAATCAGCTTTGATGAAGCGTGCAAAATATGGTGGTGAAGCCTATGCCGCTAAACGAGGGTTGTTGGAATCTACGCTAGCCGGTGAGGCGGGTATGGCGGCGATGATTGATAGAGCCACGCCTATTGCTCAACAAGATGCACAAACATATTCACAACAACGCTTAGCCGCGCAGCAGCTCGGTAGTGAGTTTACAGGCCGGGAACAAGAACAGGCATATGGTCTTCAGAAAATGGGGCGTGCTGCAGAGCTGGAAACAGGCCAGATGGGTGTGGCTCAGCAATATGAACTTGAGCGCCAAGAACTGGCTGCGAATCAGCAGCTCACGCAGATGGAAAAGCAGCAAGCCCTCAATGCCAAAACGCTAGAGTTAGAGGCTGATGTTAACGAGCGTCTTTACGGTGTTCAGCAACAGTACGCATTAGAGCTTGAAGGCCTTAGAAAGACATATGAAATTCAACAGAACCTAGATACAACAATGGGCGGTTTGTATTCAGACGGATTAAAATCTATCTCAAATCTTCTCGACAATCCTGATATGAGTGCAGAGCAACAAGAAGTTGGTTTGAACGTCATTATAGGAAACCTCCAATCCGGTCTTAATTTCCTTGCTGGAATATCTGGTGAACCAGCCGCCGCTGGAGAATTCACGACAGGAACAGCTTCTGAAGGGGCGACACCTGCCGGGCCTATGACAGTAGGCGCGACTGAAACATTCGAAGCACGGCGCGAAGAACAACCATTAGAACCAGGAAGCTACGTAGGAGAGCGTAAAAATATGCCTGTTGATCCTAGCGATCCATGGGGATCTGCTGGACGCAAATTAATGAGATGGAACGGTGAAAAGTGGGAACAGGAGGGATAGCTTTAGGATGATCAGAAAATCTAAAATCAGTGATTTCGAACAACTAGAGCCGTTGTTTATTGAAACTCACAAACAGACTTCGTTTAAAAATTCGCCGATAGATATTCCTCACATGAAAAGAGTATTCGCTGTTGTAACCGCAATGCCGAACCTGTTCTGCGAAGTTGTTGAACATGAAGGCAAGGTGGTTGGTGTTCTCGGTGGTGGTGTTGATAAGAACGCGTGGGGAACGATAATTGCTATGGATCTGTTTTTTATTTCTGGGAAAGAATCACACGCGTTGTTACGTAGATTTAAGCAGTGGGCAAAAGACAATAACGCTTGGGCTGTTCACATTACATCCTTGGTAGAAAACGATAGATATGACTCATTTTTAATGAAGATGGGTTTTAAAAAAGCGGGGCAGTGCTTCGCAATGGAGATTTGACATGGGCGCAGCAGCAATGCCTTTTATAAGCTCGTTGGTTGTTGGCAAGGTAGTCAGTAAGTTTGTTGGACAGCTAACCGGCAATGAAAAGCTAAGTATGTTCGCTGGATTTGCGGCTGGCGCATGGGCTGGTGGCGCGGTTGGTGAGGGTATGGCGTCATCAACAACCGCCCCTACTGGCGAAGTGGTTGCTGGAGGTATGCCAACAGGAGATATCGGACCACCACCAGCTTATCAAGAGCCTGGCTTGATGTCTAAATCAGCCGGTTGGGTAGAAGCCAATCCGGTTAAGTCTCAAATGTTGCTAGGTGCTGCCCAGGGCATGGCTTCTCAGTCAATGCAAAAAGATCTGCTAGAAGAACAACGCAGAGCCGATAAGGAACGCTACATAAGAGAGCACCAGGCTGTAGACCCTACTAGGGTACGCTCGCTAGAAGACGTTAATCGCGGTCTCTTTGCTGGGGGCTATCGACCACTCAGTGTTCGGGCTAGAGAAGGAATCGCACCGCCAGAGCTTCCAAACTACAAACGTCTACTAGAAAATTATAGGAATACTTAACATGCCTGGTTTACTAGAAACACCTAATCAAACGCCTGAACAGTCCGCTGAAACAATACCAGAAGGTGAGGTTTCTGCACAAGCTAAGCCTGTTTTAGATAGTGCGATAGAGCTTTTGTACGATGAAAATTTCGAAAATTTTGTGCAGATGTTTCAACAGCATGGAGAACAGGGATTTCCTGATGCTATGTCGCTGGCGATCAACGGCACACTTGAACGGCTGGAAAAAGATCAAGGTGAATTGCCTGTAGAAATTTTAGCCGAGGTAGGTACTAAACTTATCGAAATGTTACTTCAAGATCTTATACAAAATGAGGTGGTTAAAAACGTCACTAAGGAAATGATGATGGGTGCTGTTCAGAAAACGCTCGCGGATTGGGGTCAGGAAAACCCCGATAGATTTGACGAACAAGAGATGGCACAAGCGGCCCAACAAGCTAGCCAAGGGATTACACCTGAAACTCCACAAGAAACTCCACAAGCGCCTCAACAAGGCGTGCTACCTCAAGGGGGTGCGTAATGGGCGGATTACTTGCTGGGGCAATTGAAGGCGCTGCAGGCGCTGGCATGGAATACACGAAAGGCGTTATCAGTGACAACCTTCAAGCGCGTAGAGAGCAGAGGCTTGCGGGTATTCGTAAGACTGATAAGGCGGAAGAGCGCGAATATCAGAAAGGCGTTCGTAAAGAGAAAACGGCAGCTGAAGAAGAGACCTATAAACGTCGTGAAGCAGCTGAAGAGAAGAAGTATCAACGTCGGTTAACGGCGGCAGAAAAAAAGGCGAAGATTAAGGCAGCTAAGAAAGTGGGTTCTACCAAAACCCAAACGATGATGATTCCTGATCCTCGTGACCCAAATGGAGAAATAAAAGTAGCAGCAGAAAGAGACCCTAATACAGGCGCATGGAACAGTATTAAAGTTGAAGGGTTAGACGAAGATTTGGCCGAAAAATCACTATCTAAGAGTGAGAAATCTCTCGCTAAAGATAGGATTATGCAACGACGAAAAGCGAGTGGTGAATTCTATTGGTTTGACCCTGGTAACGAAGAGGTTGAAACAGAAGCTTATAAATATAGGGTTCAGGAAAGTCTTGGTGGAACCAAACAAGCACAAGTGAGTACTCCGCCTGCTGCAAAAACGCCACAAGCTCCGGTTAAACAAGGTCCGCCAGCAGATAAGAAATCCCCACCGGCTCAAGGTGCCAGATGGTCAGACCAATATCAAGCCTGGTTTGTTCAAAAAGATGGTAAATGGAACAAGGTTGAGTAATGCCTACGCTAACCCCCATTGATTTTGACCCGTTTGCAGATGAACCTGAAGAGCAAGCGAAGTTCACCGAAGTTGACTTTGATCCTTTTGAGGGCGAACCCGTACAACAGGCAAAGCTGACAGAGGTTGATTTTGATCCTTTTGCTGATGAACCTACGGAAGCTCCAAAGCCTGCCGCTGAATGGGGCGCGACATTAAAAGCTGTTCCTACACAAGTAGTGGAAGGCATTAAGCTTGCTGCCGGTGGTGCAATGCAAGCTTCAGGTGAAGCTGAACGCGTCGCGCTTGGTGAGGCTGCTAAAGCTGGCGAAGGCGGTTTTCTTGGTGCGTTAGGTGCTGCTATTAAGTTTGCACCTGAATTACCAGCACTTATTGCTCGTCAATTTTCGCCTGAATTGCGCGAAGGCGATATCGCTGTCACGGCAAAGGGAAAAGAGATTGCGACGGCTGCGAAAAAAGAGATGGCAGACGTAACACCAACAGATCAAACATTTTGGCAACAAGCTGTATCAAGTGCGGCCACGTCCCTTGGTCAAATGGCCCCAGCCGCTGCGGGTGCTGTATTGCTCAGAAACTGGAATATAGTTCCGGCTTCATTTGGCGCGGCTGAGTATGGACGGGCTTATGATAAAGCCAGAGAAGCGGGTGTTGATCCAGATGTTGCCCATCGACATGCGGCTATAAGTGGGATGTTAGAGGCTGGTACAGAGTATTTACCTGCTAAACAGCTTTTCAAAGAGGGAACCGCACCGTTTAAACGATTGGTCAATTTTATGATGGCCGAAGTTCCTGGTGAGAATATTGCAGAAGTTGGGCAAAGAGTCTCTGAATGGGTGCATGGTATAGAGGGTGAGCCAACAGCTGAAGAACTGATAGACATCGTTAAACTTACGACTGCCTCGACGCTTATTGGTGGTGGTGCCCAAGTTGGTATAGCTACCGTTGGGCATAAGGTCGCTGAAGCGGTTCGCAGTAAAGAACCTAAAGAAATAGCCGATGAAATCCAATCAGCCGTAACTGTTGACGACGCACTGGCCAAAGCCCAAGAAATCATCGATGCCCCTACGGCTGAATCTATGGCAAGAGCTGAAGAAGTCTTCGCCGGGCCGACTAAAGAAGCTATTTTAGAAGCAGAAACATTAAAAGCTAAAACCGATGAAACGTTAAAACAGATAAAAGAACAAGAGGAATTTGCTGAACGTACTGCTCCACTGACCTATGAAGAAATAGCAAAGGAAGAGCCACGAAAAGTTTTACCTGAAGCGGAAGCTACGGCTAAACGAGAGCAGGTATTAGAATCGATCAAACAGCGTGAGTTAAAACGAGAAGATATTGCTGCTGTGGCCGAGAAGGAGATTGCGGGCCGGGCGAAAGAGTCGATGAATATTCGTGAGGCTAAAGCTCAGAAGGTTGAGCAAGAGAAACAGAAGCAGCAAGAATATGATCAGGCGCTCAAGGATGTAGCTGCAAAAGAAGACGCGCCGACGGCTATGCAGTTAGCTATGCGCAAGGCTGCGGCTAAATATGAGCCTCCTAAGGCTGTAGAAACGCCCCCCATTGAAACCGTGGTAGCGCCTGCTAAAGCGCGACCTGTTGAGAAAGCATTACCCCAAGCGCCGGTTTCTGAAAATGTCTCTAACTTTTTAATGGAGACACCACAACAGGCGGATGTTGCGCAGATTGAACAGCAGATTAATTCTACGATTGAGCAAGGTAAAACCCCTGTCTATGGTGTTAAGCGCGAGCTTGGCGACGATGTTTTTAGGTATGAAACGTATAACCTTGATGGTAAGCGTTTGGCTTCGTCCGTTACGTTAAAGCCGCGTTCAACTGATAACCAGAGTTTAATTCAAGATGATTTAATTACGGTTCCTAATGCCTGGAAAGCGCAGAATTATAATCAAGCTAGTATTAAAAAACCTGCTAAACCTTTGGCCTCAATCACGGTAAAATATGATTACGATGGACCTAAACAAGCGAAGGCCAATAGCCCAGAAGTTAAGGCTCATGTGACAGAACTTAAGGGCCGTGTTGATAAGTTAAACCAAGTGCTTACGTGCTTGAAGGGTAAATAATGCGCGCACCCGTAAAGAAGAAGATTGCCAAACCGCAACCTAGGCCTGTTAGGAACGTTGACGATAAGCTGGTTGCCTTAGCGACTGATTCGGCCAAACAAGCGGCTGAGAGCGCTAGAGCGTCCGCTGAGTTGGCCAAACGTGCGATAGAGAGTAATGATCTAGTCGAGATGCGCCAGGCCTTGGTAAAACTGACGAAAGCGATTACAGATATGACGAAGGTCGTAGACAATACGTTTACGCCTGTTCGAATTGTGCCTAAGCGAGACAGCAGAGGTATTGCTGAATCGTGGGATGTTCTGCCATTGAGGAAGGTTCACTGATGGGCACCCTTACAAAATGTCTGAGTGTTTCCTCCTTAATAAAAGAAGACCAGGATCACGTCTTAAAGATAGCTGAGAAGCTTAGAACGACCGATGGGTTAGATCACGCGGAAGCCAATAGGCAGGCTGTGGAGATGGCCTATGGAGAATACACAGCTGAACATCAAGGTGTTGTGGATCAGATAGAGAAAGCCGGTGGTGTGATTCCTGACGAGTGGCGGATTGAGGCTAAGAAGCCTAAAGAATCGAAGGCTAAACCGGCTGCCCCTGAGAAGACCATGGCGGCTGAGATGCCGACGGAAAAGCCCAAGGTTGTGTATGCGGCGGCTGAGAAGAAAGCGCCTGTGGAGAAGAAGCCTGCAGCAAAGAAAAAGTCTCCTGTAGAGAAGAAGGCAGCCGTCAAAGATTTGACCGACACTCTAACGGATTCTAAGAGAGTAAAAGAGGCTGTTGAAAGTCATGACTTAACCCCGGTCAAGCGAAAAGGCCGGATGGAAAAGGCTAGTGAAAATGTTAAGCGTTGGATAAAACGAAATTTCACAAAAGAAGGCTTGATGAATGAAGTCGCCTTTGAAACCAATCTTCAATCCGATGCAATCAAAAATGTAGGTGAAGAAGAGGTTGGTGCACTTGTCCACGATCTTGAGAAAGCTATCAAAAAGACTTTTAGGAAGCCATATGGAAAGGTCGACAGCGCTGAACTACAGAAAATCAATGATTACATCGGGGGTAAAGATGTCTCTATTTCTGAAGAGCTAAAGCCCACTGCCGATGCATTACGCGCTTACCTTGACAACCTTTCTCTAGGCATGATGGAAACTTATAAGGATATTATCGACATCCGTGTAAGTGAAATGACAGATAAACAAAAAGAAGAATATAAGCTAGCCCTGGATACAGGAGGGGCAGAGGGGAAGATTCCTGCGTCCGTTCTCGCCAGTTTGCAAACGCTTGAAACTATATCAGGGAATATAGGTTCGTATTTGAATCGTAGCTATCAGGCGTTCGATGACCCTAAGTGGAAAGAGAAAACACTTGAAAACACGTCGTTAATTAAGCGTGCTGAAACGTATATTCGGGAAGCTGATAGTGAAAAAGTGGCTGCTAAGGCGTTTGGTACTGGAGCAAAAAATAGAGAAGAGTTAATCCAAAAAGGAGCTGATTATTTTGCTTCTGACAATCGAAGCGATTTAACCGATATTCAAATAGACAGGCTTGATAAGTTGAAGCCCAAACTTTTGACTGAAGGAGAGATTGAAGGCGCTGTTAGTGGAATTCTGGAAAAAGCCAGAGAAGCAGGTGATTTCTCTACGCTGATATCTAAAGGAGCTATGATAGGTGGAAAGGATATTTCCATCACCAAACGACGAAAAGACATTCCTCCTGTCATACGAGAACTATTAGGGGAATACAAAGACCCTAGAATCAACTTTGATCGTTCCGCGTCGAAGATGCAATGGTATATGGCTAATCACCATTTTCTCATGAATCTAAGAGAACGTGGGTTAGATGAGTTTCTATTTGAAAAGCCAGTCGTAAAAGATGGTGTTGCATATGATGCTCAAATAGTCGCAGAGGGTTCAAAAACAATGAATCCTTTGGATGGACTGTATACGTCTGCTGATTTTAAACTAGGCATGAAAGATGCTTTAGATAAGTTTGAAGGTTCAGAATTGATGCGTCAAATCGTTCGTATCAACTCAATGGTTAAGTACGGAAAGACCATCCTATCTCCCACAACTCAGATGAGGAACTTTCAATCGGCTGCATTTTTCGCTATTTCGAATGGACATTTTAACTGGAAATATGGGAAGAAAGCATTTGGCGCGGCAAAGGCTGATCTGTTCACAAAAGATAAGGTTTGGAGAGAATACTTAAACAAGCTAATCAAGCTTGGCGTCTTACACGATAATCCGTATGCACAAGAGCTGAAAGCAGCTGTAGAGGATTTTGTAGATACATCCGATGTTAGCAAATACACCAAAACGCCAAAGCAAAAAATGAAAAGTATTTTGGGATTTTTGCAGAAAACCTACCAAGTAGGCGATGATTTTTGGAAGATAATTGGGTTTGAAAATGAATATCAATCTCAACTTAAGGCGGGTCTATCTAAAGAAGAGGCAGAGAAGAAGGCGGCTTTTAGAATTCGCAATGGATACCCTACCTACAGCATGGTTCCACGAGGCATTAAGAAGATCCGTAGGTGGCCCTTAATAGGCACGTTTGTTTCATTCCCTTATGAGATTGTGAGAACAACATACAATCAGGCTAAATTCATAAAGGAAGATCTGAAAGACAATAAGGTTGGGGCGGCGAAGCGTATTTTGGGTATGTCTATTGCGGCTTCAGCGGCTTACTCGGCCTCCAAAATATCTATGGTGTTGCTTGGCATGGACGACGATGATGATGAGGCAGTTAGGGCACAGTTGCCCGAGTGGTCTAGGAATTCTCAAATCGTCTATCTTGGATACGATAAAGATGGACTGCCAATCTATTACGATGCTTCCTATATCGATCCCTATACCTATCTTAAAAAGCCGATTACCGCGATGCTGAGTGGTAATAATGTTGGTGTTGATAAAAAGTTAATAGACGCAGCGACAGAAATCCTAGAGCCATTTATTGGTACGGACATAGCAGCGGGTACAATTAAAGAAATTTGGACTAATAAAAAAGATAGCGGGGGAAAAGTTTACAATGAAGAGGATACCGTAGGACGTCAAATAGCCGATAAACTCAATCATCTAAGAAAGGGGCTTCAACCTGGAGTCATGTCTAACCTGGAACGTACGGTACTGGCTGCGGGTGGAGAGCTTAGCACTTCAGGTAAAGAATACACGCTTAAAGATGAAGCATGGGCATGGCTTGGGCATAGAACGTCTACGCTGAATCTAGGCCAATCGCTGATATATAAAGCATATGGGTTCAATAATAAGAAGCGCTCCGCGTCTAGCATTCTCGGAAAGGTTGCTGGCAGTCGCAAGAAGATCAGTGATAGCGATCTGACGGCGGCTTATGAATCAATGATGAAGTCTAGAGAGAAAAATTACAATGAAATGATTAAGTATATCAATGGTGCCAGAAAGCTTGGAATGCCCGATGCGGATATACGCAAATCCATGTCTGGCGGTAAAGTTTCAAAGAAAGATATTAGTAACTTAATGAGAGGTGAAATACCTAAATGGTCTATGAGTTCTCAATTTACGAAGTCTGCGCGAGATAGAGCAATAGCCTCTTCGACAAGTCAGGAGCAAATCCAGGAAATCAAAGCAGAGTTGCGAAATAGAAGAAGGTATATTTTTCAATTAGCTAAAGAGCAAAATCAACGATGAGCGAAGCAGTCATAGCAACGCATCCGGTGATGACTAAACTTGACACTGGGATGTTAGCATCAGGGATAACGACGGGCGGCGGGGGTATGTTGTGGCTGTCTCATAACGCATCCGCAATCGGCGCGATTGTTATGGTTATTAGTTTAATTATTACGGCTTTGTTTTTGTTTCTGAACTATCGGGCGACGATTAAGGGCCAGCAAATAAACGACCTGAACATTGAAGCTCGGGTCATTCGAAAAATAAAACGCAGGGCGAGTCCTCAAGAGAAGAAGCTACTTGAAGATTTGCTTAGTTAACCGAAGGAGGGCACTCAACGCCTGAAATTAAAATATGACGCTGGGATCAAGGCCCGTGGCCTATCCCCTGAACTACTGCTGGCTCTCTTTATCGCTGATAAGATTTGGTCAGACCTTGGTCAAGAACTTGTTGTCACCTCTCTAGCCGATGGCAAACATTCACCGACTTCTCTTCACTACATTGGTAATGCAGGAGACCTACGTACTCGTTATTTTGACGACTATGGCCAGGAAGCAGCTGGACGGTTAAGGGCCTCCTTATCCGATGAATACGACATCATTTGTGAACCTACCCATATCCACCTCGAGTTTCAACCCAAGGGAATTTAACGATGACATTTACCAAGCCAGAGATTCTGGATGCTTTCCACTATGCCGAAGTTGTGCATCAAAAAGACGCTGAAGAGTTGACTAAGCTTTGGGGGGATTCACTTACGATCATAGATCCGCTGTTAAAAGGTAAAGGGGATGCCTGCTACATCATCAAGGAAGACGATAGGGTGGTGGTTGCTTTCCCTGGATCTAATGATTGGGTTGATTGGGTGCTGAACTTCTACAAAACGCATGAGGTTGAGGATGGTATGCACAAGGGCATGAAGATCGGTCTTGATTTGATGGCCAAACAGATTATGAGCCGCCTTAAGGCGCTGAACCCGGACAAGATACTAATTACTGGGGTTAGTCGAGGTGGGGCGCTTGCAGACCTGTTTATGGAGCTTTACGGCGATGTTTTAATCGCTGCGGATATCGACGGTATAACCTTTGCCCAACCGATGGTCTTTACCAAAGATTACTATCGAGGCATGGTTTCAATGAAGGATGCCCAGCACGTTAATTACCTGCGGGTATACATGGCTAATGATGTTGTTAAAGATCTACCCTTTAAAAAACATGGTTATACACATAGAGGGGATTCATTGCAGATTGGGCATAAGCTGTTCTGGTGGCAACAAGCTATCCAGATGTGGCAGGCTTGGAAAAATGAAGAAGGTTTTGTATTAGCGGGTATCAAGGAACATGATACTGTGGTGTATTTGAAACACTTGAAAGAGATTTAAGATACAAACCGCCGGGATGAGAAGTTCAACCAACTCAATGGGGGTCGAGTAGGCATAAGCATGGTCGCTCTTCCTAACCCGACGGTTTATATTGGAATATTCTAGACCCCTACGTATCTTTAAACAAAACTGTCTAGTACTGCCTATTCCGAGATCTATCTTAATCAAGGTGAAAAAATTAATCAACACTTTAATTTTTAACGTATGGATTAACAAAATCAAAGGCATCTTGATCCTCACCAATCAATTCAATAAAGGCACTCTTCAATTCATCTGCTGTTTCCCAGGTCACTATTTCATAGTCTTCAACGTCATCCAAAAAACCTTCAGGGATTTCTACACCTTTCCTTAATGCTATCCTGAACGGCTTTTTATGAATCTTTGCAATTTCCACTTGAACGTAGGTCATGGCACTTAAAAAGAATGATTCAGTGGCCAGAATAAAAAAATGGTCACTGTCTTTTATTGCTTCTTCTAAATCATCACGATGTTTCATTCTCTGTGGATTCTCGTCATCTTATTGCAATGCTCACATTTGCACTTGTTCTTTTTCTCGGCTTTAGCTGCTGTTTTTTCAAGCTCGGCAATCTTAAGCTGATATCTAGATTCAGCGCGCGCAAACTGAGCTACGCACCAGATAGGGTTTAATGGCTCGCCACACGTCCCACATTTAATAAGCGCCAATGATTCATTAACCTCGAATTTGTTGTGTTGGCACCTTTTTGGAAATACGTTGTATACAACAACTCTTTCGGTCATATCAATCCCCAAAGGCTTTTGCAATTATCCTGGCAAATTTTTTACCTTCAGGCGTTAATACCATTTTATTCCTGGGGATTCCGCTCGAATGCCTATTATAAATTGGCTCAGCTCTAAAAAATTTAAAGCCTGTGCGTTTCTTGGCACACCCCTCTCTTAATGAATGAGATAATTTCCTTGCTGAATCATAGGGCTTATCCATTTTGTCCGCCAAATCAGCTATTGAGTCAGCTTCCTTTCGATAAACAAGCATCACCATCGTCATTTGATTTATAGAGGGTGATTGATTTCTATCTCTACCTATAGATTCAAGGAATTTAGCGATCTTTTTTTGTGTTTTGAGGATGTTCAACATCGTTACCATACCTCTTGTTTGACAAGCAGCTCACACACGGGGCCTTCGACGTGACCGAATTTTATATGCCACCCTGTTGGTTTAACGACACCGGCATCTACCAACGCTGACAACATACCTTCATTTTCTCCGTGATCCTTAATAATTACTTCACCATTATTAAGTGGATATTCTGGGATGTTTACAGTCGCTTTTGCTATAAGATCATGGGTTTCTAATTCTTTCAGCGCTAGCGCTACTCTGCCGTTTTCGTACTCGCAGAAGGCCAAGTAGCAATGCCAGTGTTTGAATTTAACTGTTGGTAGGCTCATGCGCCCTCCTTATCAATTTTTATATATTCGACGGGGATTTTACAAGGGAATTCGCTTAGATCTTTTGTAACATAAAGCGGACCATGGCGGTTAAACCTTTCAATACAGGCATTATGAAAGGCGTCGGCTTCTTCATATCTGTTTGTTGAAAAAGATCGTGACCATGACTTTCTGTCTTTCATGCCATAACCAATCCATGACTCATACACACAAATATTTCCCGGTGACGGTTCTTTAACCTCAAAAGCGAGCCTTACCCCTCCAATACCGCTTGTATTTTTCGCGTCGGTGGGATGTATTTTTTCGTGAGTTTGCCTAATACATTCGAGCAAATGCATTTGGTTTGTTTTCTGTAAGAAATCATCACGAAACTCTTTTGCCGCCTTTTTCGCCCCTCTATCTCCTTTATGATCCCTGTCTGGGAAAAACGTAGAATCATAATCAAGGAAACTTTTTTTAGAGTCTTTAGGCACGCGTAAATACCAGCCTTTATGCGACCCTTGTACTATCCTCGCTAGGTATTTGTCGTTATATTTCATTGCTCACCTCAGCTTTTGCTTGGGCCACTCTCTTTCTTTTTTAGCGCCGCACTTCTCGCACTGAAAAAAGTACCGTATTCGACTGCCATGCCCGGTTGTTTGAATGTTTTCAACTCCCCATTTCTTGTGCGGGCACAGGTGTAGGAATCTGAGTGCCAGTCTATAAAGCCACTTGAACATGGTTAGTGTTGAGTCTCAGATTCAGATTCAGACATTACTATACTAGACCCGTTCTTTGTTGCGTCATGATCAGGCGTGTTTTCGCTATCCATCACTTTTTCAAAAAACTCTCTCGCATATTCTGGCCCTAATTCCGAAGCCATAAAATTTAGGCTTACCGTGGCAAGTATCTCTAAATAATCCTTTAATTCCACTGGCCCCATGTTGCCGACTTCTTCGCTTTTTAACGCTTTCTCCAGTGCTTCATGCTGTTTCTTTGATACCGCGACGGTAATAACAAAACTCATTTTCGCTCCCCTTTAAGTCAAAATTAAACATGGTAATCATTTGTATCTGGTATAGTATACATATGTTGACTAATTAACCAAGAGGATATTATTAATGAATTACGCAGCAGAACAAAGAATCAGATTTATTGACGTGATGCTAGTTGTTTACGGCAAAGTGAATCGCAAGGTATTGACAGAACAGTATGGAATTGCAGATGCGTGCGCTACAAATGATCTGAGAACATATAAAGATCTTTATCCTGACAATATGGTGTATGACGTGAGCGAGCGAGCTTATTTTAAAGCGCCTGGGTTTAAACGTGCATATGAGTAATAACTGGGATAGGGTGCTGAAAAGGCTGATAAAATGAGGGGTTGTATCTAATTTAGAATTGTGTAATATAGGGATCGCCGGAGTCAAACAAGGGTTGCAGCCCTCTCGTCCGGCATACATCGAGATGATGAGAGTAAAGTATAGCTTAACAATGTAAGTATTTCAATGCTATTTCTCTCCTCATCTCCCTATGTTTACTGGCTGCTCCGTGCGGAGGTCAATACGTTGGCGGGTTATCCAAGTGGTGAATGTCGAAGGACTCAAAACTAACTAGTGCGGGCAAGTGCTACCGTAACACCCGCGACCACTGGCGCTCTAACGAGTGTGGCCAGACTACTAGATAGATGAATACCCACGATAGCCGTTATCTATTCTAGGCTCAGCAGGCCGAAGTGCTGAGAGGGAACCAATCTAAGGGAATGATTGGAGCGGAATAACCGCAAGGAAGCCGATGATCCTATACTGCTTTGCTATGCAGTTTGGTTTAGACCAAGGGATATAAGGGGGATAGCTATGTCTTAAATTTAGTGAATTATATAATCCCTATCTTGATTTCTTTTGCCACATCTTCAAGCATCCAAAGAATATCTTTGTTTTGGCACTCAATATGCACGACAAACTTACCGTCAATTAATTCGACGACGACAGAATCCCTTTTAGGCTCTTTACTAACGACAGCGTTGGTTTCTAACCCAAGATTCTTCCGCGTCAGATGTATAGCTTCCTCCATGTTATCGAGCGCGGCGGTTATCTCATTTTTCCCTTGCAAAATTATTGATTTCGATAGATCAACCCAGGCGTTAAATAATGGTGCAACATCTTTGACATCCATCAGTCCGGGCTCACTTTTCTCGTCGCCTTCCTTGTTCACATGCGTGTTTTTATCCATCAGCCAGGTCACTTTTGCTCTCCACTATCCACCGTTCAACCAACAACTCCTTAGCTTGAGCCGCTATTCTTTGAGCCATGTGATGCCCATTCCCATGAACTTTTTTCACCCCTTCGAGCCGTTCGAACAATAGAGCAGCATTGTAGACAGCCTGCTCTATCTCGACCTGCGCAGTCTCTAGGTCCATTTCTTCGATTTGTTTTTTTGTGTAAATCCCCACTTTTAAATTTCCGTGTTCGTTATGGGTTTGCACGCCTTTAGGGATGCAATCATCCTTTATACTCATGCCAAAGTCTTTTCCATCAACGCAAGAAGTATCACCGCAGTAACTGTTTGCCCTGATTGAATTTTAAACTCATCCAACACCTCTTGAAGAAAAGCATATCGCTGCCCATTTTCCACGACAAATGGTGTCTTTCCTGAATCCATGTCTCTTTCCACCTGGGCAAGCATTGCTATTTGTTCGGTACTAAAATCCATCTACGCTTCCAGTGTTTGGTTCACGCTGTACTTGCCACCTGCATCCAGGTTTATCTTTTCAGCCACGCTTACCAGCTCAGAAAGATCGATATTGTCGTCTACAAATTGTTTTGCGTACGCTATAAACAACTGGTTTTTGACAATCTCGTTTGGATCAATCCCTTTTGCCAAAAGAGCTTTAAATGACGGCTCCATTTTTTTCTTAATTTCTTCTCTATTCATGTCTATCCCCAATTATTTTTTCGTCAGCTCTTCAAACTCAGCTTCTAGATCCTCGAAGCCGTGTTTTTGGATGAGGGCTAGGACTCCCTGTTCAAAGGCTTCTTGCTTGTATAGGTTCAGTTTTAGACTTACATGCTCGGCGAGTTCGATCATGCCTACCCTGGTGTTGCACCCGTATGGGATGACATAGGCCGTGCGCCTTTTTAACATCAACGGCTGAGCTGTGCGTGGAACAAATCCATGCTGGGCAGATACCTCGGTCATTGCCTCTTCAGTTGTTTTTCCTTTTTTGAATTTGGCGAGACTTTTGTCTCCAGTTACTTTTACTCTTTCTTCACCCATGGTTATGCCTCCTGGCTTGTGAGTTTTTCAACGACTTCGTTGACTAATACCCTGACATTTTCGGCGGCTTTTTTGGCACCGGATACTTGTTTGGGCTTTAGGTCGTTAACGATTCCGCCATACATGCGCACGGATTTGAATGCCTCGCGGTCTATCAGGGACGCCTTGAACATGTCGTACCCTTCCTCCTTAAAGTCTGCGATGATTTCCCTCAGGCCCAGTGAGTTGGTGATTGCGTTTGTTCTTGTGAAGAGTAAGGAGAAAGGTATTTTTCGCTGTAACAATTCTTCCAGAGAATGAATGAGTTCAATTGTACGTGTCGCTTCAACAGCATCATCATATGAACCTTGGCACGGGATGATAACAAGGCTTGCACGCCCAATAGCATTAGAGAAGGCCATGGATTTAGCACCTTCTAGATCGACTAGAACGAAATCCGATTCTTTGGAGGCATTATCTATTGTTCTGCCAAGCTTTATTTCGCTTGTATCGCAAACAACACTAATGTTTGAGGGGCAACCATCTTTTGATGCCCAGCTACTGCTATGCCTATTAGGATCGGCATCAACAATAGTGACATCCATATTCTCATCCTTACCTCTTCTCGCAAATTCTCCTGCTAGTAGAGTAACTATTGTTGTTTTTCCACAACCACCTTTACTTGATGCGCATACAATTGCCGTCATAGTCATTTTCCTTTTTTGCTGTCCTTAGTAAAGCTGAGCTTAACAATCGTAGTATTAAAAGTCTATACGTTTGTTAGTTAATTTATAGTTTTTTCTCAAAAGGTTGCTGTTGTGAGACTTAAGCAGGAAGAAATGTAACAAGAAAAGTAATTACCTAGTTAATTAGGTAGACGATTAGGTGTTTACTTAGGTATTTACCTAAGTGATTAATTAGGTAAGCATATTGCTGACTTGGGAGCTGTTTACTTTGAGGGTTTATTGCGTTGATAGCTCCCCGCACAGATGCACGGGGAGAAGGGTATTAGCTATTTTTTCTGATCATTCTGTCGAGAAGTTTTATTAATAGTTCCGCTGCTTCTTCAGGACTTCGGTCTTTTAATTTGTTTAGATTAAAATCCATCACTTCTTTTTCGACTTCCCTTTTCATTATTTTCCTGGCCGCTTTGCCTGGTTGGGCATCTATCTTGCGGAGGAGAGTCATCATGGCTATAGCCCCTGCGTAGAACATATCCTGTAAGGTCGATTTTACATCCTTTGGAATATCTTCATAAGAAGGGCATGCCATTAGCTCATCCCAATATCCTTGGATGGTGTTCATATCTTTCATCTGACTTTATCTCCCGAAGAGTTTAATAAACTTTCAAGTTCCACCGTTATGGCTTCCAGCTCTTTAATCCGCGCCGTCATCTGGACGATACGCCTATGCCCTTCGGATACGTCGTGAGGGCGTAATGTTTTTTCTGATCCTGATTCTTTTATGTCGATTGCCGCCCTTAATAGATTGGCTACTTCATCTCCACCCAGAATGTCGTCGGCAATATCCCAGGCTATCTGATGTCGAAGAGGGACGTTTTTGCCCGGTTTTTTTTCGTAGCCTAGATCCATCATTAGAATGGCAAGCAGAGACTCTGCATACATTAGCTTGTCGCTATTATTCATCAGTGGTCCCCACAGTTCCTACTATTTCCATTTCTACACTCCTACAAAGATCTTTGGCGGTAGTGGTATATCTTGATCCGTTGAACGCCACAAATGCAAACAAAAAGGATGGCAGTTGATATAGTCTCTCTTTGGCGGATGATATTGAATAACGGCATCATCCTCATCCCAAAAAAGGTTCTTTATAAAACACATCTCGTCCCACGTAGGGCAGCGGTCAGGCAGGGAGACGGAGACGTGTTCCCAGCCCATTTGATCGGAAGCAATAGTATTCAGTGGGCGCTTTAATTTAAGGCTTGTTATCAAAAATGCGCCATTATTACCATAAGAGCTATCACTTCCCATTGATCCCGTTATTCTCCTGAATTTTTCTGGGACTTTAAATGTCATAACTAAGCCCCAACCGCCTGCTTTATTCGCTCTATAAGGTTGTCCCACTTACCGTCTGACTTATCTTTATTTTGGAGTTCAAGTACTTCCGTTAATAGACAGTGATGGCATTCCTGGTGCTCCTCATCCCGTGACGCGAAAACTTGGACTTTAACGAGCTGGTGCCCACACTGCTTGCTTATGTCGTATTCTCTGTACAATATTGGGTCTTGGCAGTGTTTACTACTAACCATTAAACCTATCCTTTGTCTATAAAAGCATTCAAAAAACCCCAAGCCAACAACGTCGGCTTAGGGTCTGTGGATATTTTCTAAATTATTTTACGACGCGTAAAGCTGGCTTTTTACTCTTCGCTTTTGGCTTTCCATCTAACCCAACAAGAGCGAATTTATACCCAATTACGTACGCAACATTAATAAGGTTATTTTTTCCTGGGTTTTTCGTCTGGCCACTAAGCCAGAAGTAAAGAGTGGAGGGCGATAATCCCGCCTCTTCAGCAACGCTTTCAATATTCCATTTTCTTAATTCAGAAAGAACGTCGTCAAAAGCTTCATTTAGATCTTCTTTCTGTTGCTTTAAGTTTTTCGCCAAACCTGTCATTTCACGCCCCTATGTTATTAATAAAGTTGAGTTTTTAAACTACACTTATATAAATAAAGTAGAGCTTAACTTTTGTCAAGTTACACAGTTAGTTTTGTTGAATATAGTTAATTTCTTATAGTATACCCACAATAAAATAGGTGCTTTTTAGAAGGGCACGTCGTCGTCAAAATCGGCGAAATCACTGTTCTGTGGAGGTGCGGCTTGCTGTTGTGGTTTTTGTTGCTGTTGATAACCATTGTTTTGTTGTGGCTGTTGACGGCCCGCTTGTTGTGGCGCGGAACCTCCACGACTATCGAGCATTTGCATTTCGTTAGCAATAACTTCAGTTGCATAGCGGTCTAGGCCGTCTGGACCTGGATATTTGCGGGTTTGCAGCTTACCCTCTAGATAGACTTTTGAGCCTTTTTTCAGGTACTTTTCGGCGATTTCGCCCAGGCGGTTGAACATCGTTACGCGGTGCCATTCTGTTTTTTCCTTTTGTTCACCTGTCTGCTTATCCTTCCAACTTTCAGATGTAGCTATCACCAAATTAGCCACGGCTCCACCACTGGGCAGGTGACGAATTTCTGGATCTTTACCCAAATTTCCTACCAGTATGACTTTGTTGATTCCGTTGGCCATGGCTATTCCTTTCTATTTTATTCGGATGGATGATTTAGATTTAACGAGGGTGGCACCTGGCACGTCTTTTTTGTCTTTCAGTGCTGCCAATATCATGTTCTTTTTTGGTTTTTCAACCGTTTCAACTTCGATGTATTCATCAGGAAGGCTGTTTGAATCTTCTATGAGGACGATATCTCGGCCTTTGGCGCAGGTGATGGTGAAGAGGGGGCATTCAATCTTGGTGATGCCTGTGCGCTCCATGTTGTCTCGTAGGTACTCTTTTAGCCCGTCAATACGATTTTTTCTGATTTTTTTACGCTGTTGGAGGCGATTGATTTCGGCGTCGATGGCGTCTATGTTTGCGGTCATGTTTCGTTCTAGCAGGATGATGTTGTTGGCTTTGTCCTTAAACTCCATCTCCATACCTTCTAGGGTATTGATGACGGCCTCATCCTCTTCCATGTTGCCGAGTTCGGTTATCGCTTCTGTTAGTTCATATAGTGTGCTCATTTTTCAGCCTCAAACTCAGCCAATTTTTTATCTTTTGCGGCTTTTATTTTTCTTAGCGCTGTTTTATCTTGTCGAATGTTTGCTTTCCTGACGGCTGTTTTATAGAGGCCTTCTAGCATTGATTTGCTGACAGATTCAGACATCAATCGCAGCGTATCTATAAGATTCTGCTTTTGTTCTAACTCTTGTTTTGTTTGTTCTTCAGCTTTATCGTCGGCTTTTTCAAGCGCTTCTCTATCGTGTTGAGCGGCGACATATTCGTAATCTTCAAATTGGCCTAGGAAAATATCGGCGCTAAAACCTAGAAGGGATAAACATTTTTTTATTGCATCTGTTACTGATTTTTTTGGGGCTTCTTCATCTGCAGTAAAGCCGTATTTGGTTGCGTAGATGTATTTGGTGTGACCAAAATGGAAAATAACCCCTTTCTCTTCGCCTCGCTTATACCAAAAGCGCAGTCTTATGGTGTGGTTCAGGGCGTCACATATTTTTTCGCCGCTTTTCTTATCAAAGATTGGCCCGGCGGTATCTAGGCGGTCTTCTTCAATGTCATAACCCCATCCAATACCGATAGGGCCAAAAAGTTCAGTTGCCTTCTTAGCAATATAGGTGCCGTTGATGGAGGTGATAATTCTGCCTCCCAGTTCAGCGGTTTTTGTGCCACTGGGATCTGTTTGATCTACTTTTGACCAGATATCTACGTTGTCAGACATGCCTTACTTTTCCTCTTTAAATGGCAGCATTTTGTTTGGTCAAAAAAAGCTTTGCTATTGCACATCCGTTACAGAGGTAGTCGAGACAACCGTCAGTAGCGTTAGAATCACAGATATCAATACAAGGAGTACTGCCCATAGAAGGGCTTCCGCTATGATTTTCAAAGCGGTCGTGTTGCGTCTGCGATTTGTTCTTTAAGCCACTGTTTATGGCTTGGGTCTTCATGATCTAAACTCTTGAATTCTTCGTTAAAGTACTCTCTAGCCCCTTGAGTGAGCTTGATCCATACTTCTTTGCTGTTGTTTTTTCCGTTATTTAAACCGTCAATTGTTAAGTTGGCGATATCATCCAAGTAAGGCCCTTCGACAATGGGTTCGTGAAGCCCTGACGGCCCCATATTTAGCCATTTGGTGGCACATCTATGGTCGTTTTCTAGGTGGATAAGGCGCTCTTCTTTAATCATTTAATTGGTAGCGGGGAAGGGATTCGAACCCTCAGAGCCGGGGCATGAGCCCAGAATGTTTCCGTTACATCACCCCGCGTCTATATTCAAATATTCGAATAAACTTAAAGAAGTAAAGCACGGCTTTATTGAATAATCAAGTGACGCTTGATTTTACAAGGCAAAAAAAGCCCACTGAATAGCGGGCCTGGGTTTTGATGAGGCGGTTTAGGTTATTTGGAGAATTCGAATATCACGTTCTTGTGAGGGTCGAACGCCCTGGATATCAGCGGTATGCGATGTATTTTTGGTTTTAAATTCATTAGCTTTGGGTTGTGGTGTATGTCCGTATTGCCGATGAGATAGTACGTATCTACTTGATCTATTATTTCAAGCTGTCTGGGGCCAATCTCATTCCCGCCGTATCTGTGGTAGGCCGGGTCATAGCGCTCTGTTATCCACGAGCCTATGACGACTTCTGGCTTCTCGTATTCAACGGCCTCGTTAGCACCAATTTTAGCCACGTTTTTCCCGTAACGAATGATAGGCTGGTTTGTGTTTAGATAAAAAAGCTTATATTTAGCCATCTGTTGCTGATAGTTATCGACAGCCCCTATATCTAGTGCCTTGGCCAGAACCCCATTCCCAGCGCCGATTTCAATTGTTTTCTTCCCGGCTATCCTTTCGTTTAACCAGTTAACCAGTTCAACCGTGGGGATAGAGTAACAGCCGTTTTTCCAGCAAAAAAACCTAATTTGATCTGGCGTGAATTGAGACCAAAAGGCGTGAGGCAGGACGTTAAGTCGGCCATCAGTCAGGGCTTCTTGTTCAATATCAGATATATCTTGCGGCTGTATAATCATTGATCTAGTCACTTGATTTCCTTAGTTTTTGGTAGTTGTTTTGCAAAGTTTAAAATTTTCTGACGGTCGTAAAAGTCGTGCCCTTTAAAAATATCAAGTAATTCAAAAACTTGATTATCAGCGGGTTGAAAAGAAGAGCTTGATTCTTTCACTCGGTATTGGTCTGACGTTTCGCCGGTTTCCTCTACAAAAAAATAAGACAGCGGTTTGTTGGTCAGTTTTGCTACTAATTTCAATTGGTTATCGTTTGGTTTTGTCCTTATGTCTGGGTCTGTGTGTTCCCAATGTGACACAGCAGAATTTGTAATGGCTGGGGTGCAGGCAGCCGCGATATCACTCTGCTTTAGGCCCGCAGCTCTTCGTGTGTTTCTTATAAGTATATGTACATCATCTCGTCTGTTCATGCTTTAAGGATAAAGCACAGCTTAACAATTATCAATGAATCAAGCGTTAATTGATCGTAAATCAATCGGTACTTGATTATATAAGCAAGTAGTGCTTTACTTATCGTTCATGATTACTGTCAACGATTTACTTGATTTTTACGAAGATAAGGCGGCTATAGCCGAAGATTTCGATGTTAGCCGGGCAGCCGTGTCTCAATGGGGGTTGGACGATCCTATCCCTGAGAAGCAAGAGTTAAAAGCTCGCACGGTTTTATTCCCTGGGGAAAGCTGGCCGTCGGACTCGGAAAGGCTTCAAGGGCTGCTTAACTCACCATAAACGCAGGAGGGCAAATGGGAAAATCTGATGTTGAAGATGATTTCAACGAATTGTTAATGGCGCTTAATGCACGGCTAATTTTCGCGCTGGCCAGGCGTGAACGCGTTGATAACGATGATAATGAGGAGTCGTGGGAGGTGATTTCCACTACCTCGGGACGCCTACCATTGCCTAAGGCTAGGCATACGATGGCGGCTCTCGGCGGCTGTCCTAAGGCTGATTGATGATGGATTTAACCTGTTTTAATTGGGCTCAGCTAGTTAAAAAAAGCTCTTTGCCTGCAAATGCAAAATATCTAGCGCTGTATTTGTCTACGTTTATGAACTATGAACACAATGTCGCGTGGCCGTCTGTGCCTCGCATTATCAAAGAAACGGGGCTGACTAAACCTACGGTCACAAAATGGCTTAATTACCTTCATGACGAGGGCTGGTTAACGAAGAGAATCAATACCAGGTCTGTGATGACGAAGGGGGGGGAGCAGCTGCAAAATGAGTATGAAATTGGTATTCCAGAAAGCATTTTAAGGGGGGTAAGTAATTTACCTACCTTGGACAAAGGGGGGCAAACTGTTGATCAAAGGGGGGCAAACTGTTCGACAAAGGGGGGTAAGCAGCTTACCCCTAATAACAATAGTAATAACAACAATAATAACAATATCCCCTCCCACGGGAATGACGTTACAAAAATAACAACGCCATCCGCAAATGATTTATTTGAAAAGTTCTATGCCGTGTACCCGAGAAAGAAATCAAAAGGGCAGGCTGAGAAGGCATTCAAACAACTAAACCCGAACGAGCAGCTGGTTAACGTGATGATAAAGGCAGTACAGCAGGCCAAGACTTCGGTGGAGTGGACAAAAGACGGTGGGCAATTCATCCCATACCCCTCAACCTGGATTAGGGCTTTGGGGTGGAAAGATGAGCTTCCTAACGTCGAACAGAACAGCTATGCGGTAGGTGCTGTGTGAGTGTAAGTACATTACTTTCACGTTTGGACAAGGTTAGGGCAAGGGGTAACGGTAGCTGGATGGCATGTTGCCCGGCTCATGAGGATACAGATCCATCAATGGTAGTCACGCAGGCTGATAACGGCAATGTGTTGATTAACTGCTTTGCTGGATGTACCCCGGCAGAAATAATGGCTTCGGTTGAGTTGGATATGGGGGCGTTGTTTTCAGATGATTTTGTTAAACGTCACAACAAGCTCATCCACTACGAGCAACAGAGGCGCAGGATTAACCATAAGCAGACTACACCACCCCTGGAGCAAGGGACAAAGGATAAATTGATCCTCGATGAGGGTAATCGCAAACGTGCTAACGGTGAAAAGCTGACAGAGCGAGACATGGATCTAGAACTTCAGGCATATATGCGGGCCAAGGGTAAAGCCTCGTGAAAGTCATCACTGACGAAGACGTTTTGGGGTTGATTGGTGAACAACAAAGCCAGTATGTGTCCCAAGCCAGTGAGTGGACCGACAAGGTAATTCAGCGGATTAATGGTGATGTAGCAACGACGGGGGACTGCTTGCCTTGGTCAAAGACTCACAACCTAATCAGGTTTAGGCCTGGAGAAGTGACGATATGGGGTGGGTACAACGGCCATGGTAAATCTCAATTAGTTGGCCAAGTCTGCGCATGGAATTTACACAAAAAATGGTTTCTTGCATCGATGGAGATGAAACCGGAAGCGTCGATGGAGCGTATGAATCGCCAGACCGCAGGATGTAGGGATGTGGCGACTGACTACATCAGGCGCTTCATGAGCTGGACCGATAATCGATTATGGATTTACGATCAGACAGACACAGTTGCTAGCGAAAGAATTTTGGGGGTGATTTTATATGCAGCCAAGAAACTTGGTGTGAATCACATCATCATCGACAGTCTGATGAAATGCGGATTTAAAGGGAGCAAAGATCAGATTTCAACCAATCAGGTCGCTTTCGTAGATCGTCTCTGTTGGATTGCTAAATCAAATAACATCCACATCCACCTTGTGCACCACATGCGTAAAGGGGAAGGGAATAAGGGCGAATTTGAATGTCCTGGTAAACACGATTTTAGAGGGGCTGGGGAAATTGTGGATCTCGTAGACAATGCCATAATATGTCATCGCAACAAGCAGAAAGAAGAAATAATGGCTGGTAACGATGAGGGTAAGAAAGCTAAACACGAGGGTGCGCCCGATCAGTTAATGAACGTTGTTAAACAACGACACGGTGAATGGGAAGGGAAAATATCGTTATGGTTTCATCAAGACAGCCTGCAATACCTACCCAAGGAAACTCAAATAGCCATGCCATTCAGAATGACGGCGTGAGTAAGCGAGAAGAAAACCGGCGGAATATGCCACAGATTGCGGGGTTTTACGATTTAGTTTTGAGTGTTTTTGGGGAAGCAAAGGTGATGTATGCAAAAGAAAACGGGCACGAGGTAGGGAATAAAAACGCCTAGTTTAGGCTTATTGTTTTTATCTGACGGAGGATTGAACCATGACAAAACCAACGCAGGCTTCACAAATTTCACTTGGTAACAAACAGAACTACAGAAAAGCAAACCCAGAACTTGCTGGTGTCAAAAAGGCATACCAATACGCTGAAATGAAAGTTGAGCGGCAAAAGCTGCGGAAAAAACTGGGTGAGGTTTGGGATTGAGCGGCTTTGTTATGTGTATTTATTTTTAATATTGGAGAATATCATGCAAGAAATTATATGTGTATTGGATAAATCAGGATCAATGCAATCAGTTAAAGACGATGCACTTGGTGGGCTTAATGCTTTCATCGAGGATCAAAAAAAAATTGGCGAAGCAAATCTCACTATCGTCTGGTTTGATGATGGATTCAAGATCGGATACGAGGGGAAACTCTCAGAAGCGAAGTCAATTGATGCGTGGCCTCTTGGTGGAATGACAGCACTAAGAGACGCGATTGGGAAAACATTTAATCACGTTAGCCATCGTTTCTCTAATGAAAAACCAGAAAAAGTAATAATGGCTGTTCTAACCGATGGATTTGAAAACGCTAGCCGTGAATTTAGTCAAGAAGCTGTTGCCGCTCTAATTAAGGATCACCAAGAAAATTACGGTTGGGACGTTATCTTTCTAGCTGCCGATCAAGACGCGTGGGCCACAGCCAAAAATTTTGGAATACTGAGAAAGAACGCGATAAATTATTCTTCTGCCGATACTAGATCTGGTTTGGATACTTACAGCGCGACAGTGGCTGGCGCAAGAACCCGCTGATAGGTCTAATGAAGTCAAAAACATTCAGACTTTCGCATAATGAAGCGCTTATGGGCTGCATTGCGTTTATATCAGATTGCGAGATTGATGGCAGTCTTGAGGTTGTTATTCGAGATGCAAAAATTAGCAAGACCCTAGCACAGCTTGGCGGGCTCTTTGGCTGTTGGATAAAATATCTGTCTGCGGAGCGCCACAGGAGTGAGAATTATTGGCACAGAAAATTGAAAGCGGAGTTTTTGGCGCGAATATACTGCATGGAGCCCATAGGGGATGAACAAGAACAGTGGGTGGAACTGTTATACGTTTATCAGGAATCGCAGCAGCAGGAGAAGCTTTTAACGCACGCTGCCCGCATCTCTTTAAAATGGGCGACAATAAAACAGATGACGGAGTATATGAATGCCGTTGAAAACCACTTTATTGATGAAGGAATGCCGCTGCCAATATTGGATAAGTTTGAGAAATATTATAGGAAGCAGGAGAATTGATGCCGCTGCATGGCAAACAAAAAGCGCAAGTGTCGTGAATGCAAAGAATATGAATTAGTTGAAGTAGGTATTAAAGTTCCGTTGGGTTTTTTTTGTTCTGCAGAGTGTGCCGCAAAACATGGTCGGAGTCGTCATCAGAAGCAACAGGTTGTAAAGCAAAAGAAAGAGTATAGAGACGCTAAGGAAGGTGTTAAAACACTCTCGACGCACAAGAAGGAAGCAGAGGTGGCGTTTAGGCGATATATTCGCGCCCGAGATAGATTGTTTTATTTAAAACAGGGGAGATTGCCGGAGTGTATTTCGTGCGGAACGACGAAACCAGGCATTCAATATGCTGCCGGGCACTTTAAGACAAAAGGGGCTTTTCCTGAGTTAAGGTTTGATGAAAAAAATGCATATCTTCAATGTAATAAATACTGCAATGAGTCGTTGTCGGGAAATATTACCGGAACGAAGACAACCAGGGGATATACAGAGGGGTTAAAAGTGCGATTTGGGGAGGAGGAGGGGCAGGCGATAATTGAGTATCTTAACTCACCTCACCTCATCCAGAAGTGGACTATTGATGATCTTAAAGATCTGAAAAAGGACTTCAATAGGCGAGCAAATGAGATTGAGAAGACGTTGTTATGACCGCTACACCTAAAACAGATAAAGAAGCAATGTGGGCAGTTTCTGGCACTGGCGATGACTTCCAGTGCATTCATGTTGACGAGGCTAGAAAAATGGAATTATTGTTAATCGAATCTCGTAGGATACTGGACGACTGGTGTGAAGAGTACGGACATGGAGAGCTAGAGATAGTGAGAGATAAGGTTGATGCTTACTTTGCGTCATAACGACCACAAATAACCAACTACGGAGTAGCTAAGATGAAAATAGAATATGAATATCAGAGCGGCATGCAAACTGACAGTAGCTACCACAGGAAATACATTCATCAACCAACGGGGATAGAGAAAGAAATTTTCACAAAGAGGAAAAACGGGAGGCCGTTTGGAAACGGTGAGGTATCTTTTTATCACAAAGACGATAAAGAGATCCATGAATCATTTTTAGAGGCATTACAGAATGCAGTTTTGCTTGGGCTTGTAACCAAGGAACAAGCAACGCCATTTAATGCGGCCTAACGTTAGCAATAACTGGCATATAGCCGCTGTGAAACGGAGTGAAAACTATGGGATGGAATAATGGGTATAAAATATTTGAATCTACAGTAGTAGTGGCATACAACCTCGGTACGCTGGACCTGCCTTTGCTGCGAGCGCTTATGGAGCCCTACAGGGGTTCTGATATTGATAGTGGCGGAAGTCGCGATCTTGAATCTAATGACGGTAAATGCGTGATGCGGATTGTCATTGAAATATTTGAGAGAAACATACCAGACAAACCAGCTGAAAATTGTAGCGATGAAGAATGGGATGATTATAACGAGGCTGTTTATAGTGCGTTCTCATCTATCACTAAAGATGAATTTGGATGGAACTGACAGCTAACGTCACAAATAACAGGCAAGGTGCCAACAAGGAACTATTAGGAAATTCCGAATAGTTGGATTAACTAAAAACAGAACAACCGACGCGGCACATTGTCCTGTTGATTTGTTTTGTTATAAGGCATTTACCTACGGAGAAATGAAAAATGTTTATTGATAGCTTTAGTGGTGCAGTTGTTGATTTGCCTAAAAAAGAACGCACTGATAAAAATGTTATTTCAGTGCTGACTGATAGCCCAAGAGTTAGCACATGGGACATGAGCGAAAATAGATGGCTATGCGACATTATAGAGTCTCTCGAAAAACGAAAATTTATAATTTCAAAAGATGAACCATATCCCTGGCATCGCTACAAAGTGACAGAGGAAGGTAAGGCGTATGCCTTATAACGCCACAAATAACCGAGGATAATAGAATGGCTGAAATAGACCAATTAAAATCTAGGATTGATAATAGCGGTATGACTGGGATCGAAACAGCAATCATCCGCGATGATTACGAACCTGTAGGAGCCATGATGATTCGTGGATTAGTAGATTCTGGCGCATATGTCACCAGAAAAACACCTGATGTTAAATGGAGAATTTTTAAATCTGGGATGGAGCCATATTAGATGCCTAACGTTAGCAATAACTAGTTTGCGGATAACGAAGTGAACTATTAGGAATTTCCGAATAGTTGAAAATAGAGGTATTAGTGGTGCGGGAAGATCATAAATTTGTAAAATCGGTACTAGAGTCTTGGGGAACCTATAAACGCCAGTCCTTTTCAGTGCTAGGGTTGCCTAAAAGTACGCCTGCATTCGATCCCGAAAATTACGAATATCAGTATGCTTCGCCCCCTAGCTGGAGGCGCAAGCGTATTCCGCAGAAAGATGAAAAAAATTATAGACAAATGCGCCAGCAATCAACAAAGCCGAGTATGGGCGCTAGAATCCCAAATTACATCAGCAATACCAGAATGAATCATGTTGATACATTGATCAAGAGAATGGAAAAGGTTCATAGGGAAACAGCTAAATACAAATTTATTGATGAATTAAAAAACAAAGAGATTGCTGAAGTTGAATGCACAAGTGTTGATACAGTTGAGAAAAGAGTTAGGAAAATATATTTATATATTAATGAAAAGCTAGATAGAAGATATTTCCGAAAAAAACCGGAAAAAAACCGGAAAAATAGAATCTAACGTTTAATCGGTTCCGGTTTTTCACTATAATTTTTACATACTAGCAATAGCTAACTTTGAATAAACGGCCTCTGTTGAGAAATCAGCAGGGGTTTTTTTGTGCAAAAGAAAATAGACTTTTAACTGTTTTTTAATAGAAATATCAATAGCATAAGGCTATACTTAAGAGGCTAGCGTGCGAAGGCGCTGGTGGCTCTAGAGCCTTATTTTTATATCAAGTTGTCCTTCGCAAATCCTTCGCATTAGCCCTCGGTTCAAGAGGGTTCTTTAATTCCTTCGCAAATGTTTTCGCGGAGGAGTTATGTCTGTAATAATCACGACACCAACGGGTAGCCCTGATGTTACCCGGCGCAACACGGATGAGTTTTTATATCTCAAGGGTGATGTGGATACGGATGCATCTCTCCGTCTGCTTCCCGACACCCTGGATCAAACCAAGTTTGAATTCCAACTCAGAACAGCTGGGGTTTGGAATACCACCGATATTCAAATATCCGGCGCAACACTGTTTATTGGCCGGGATCTATCAATAGGCAGCTCGGCAAGCTGGATAAAAACCTCATTCAGACAAGATAATGTTACTGCCCTCCATCCACACGTAGAGTACACAGACGACGGAACTCAGTTTCCAGCGTGGCCGGTCTATACCGACAAGGTTTTTGAGCAAGCAATTGTAAAAGGCGATGATGGGGAGGTTTCAGGCACAAGCCTACAAATTCTTATCCCGGCTGGCAGCGATCTTGTTGTAACAAAGTTTACTGTTAAAGCAGGAAGTATTACCGCAACAGAACCTGTCACGGTGACGTTTAGGGATGGTTTCGGCGGACCTATCTTTTTTCAGCAGAATATATCTGTAGTTGATTTCGGTGTTCCTGAATTTGATCTCATCCGTATAAATTTAACGGGTGGTATCGCGGCAATCCCCGGTGATGTCTGGCATGTCACATTTGAAAGCACAGCAACGATCAGCCTCAAGGTTGATACTTCTTTCTTTAATTTTTGGTGGTTTGCACTAGACGGTTTTGGAGTTAGAGAAGAAGAGCTTGTTTCGGACAATCTTGCACTAACAACTGATTTAGATTTCATTTTTACGAATGATCTAGATTGGGTTGTGGGGGTGCAAGACCGTGCCTAATCTCTTTCATAAAAATATCCCACCGGGCGACATTCACGGTCAAGTTGATGAAATCTACGTCACAATTGCGGAACGTGATGCTGATACGGTCTGGCCAACCCTAGACAACGCACAGAAAGTTATAAAAGTTGTTAGTCCGTTAAGTTTTTATACTCTCGTGAACAACGGGAGTGCCACTGTCTCTAACTCGGGAGGCAATGCATTATTTACTTCCACTAGCCATAATCTTCTTGTCGGCTATCCAATAACACATTCTGGTTACACGGAGTCGTCATACAACGGTGAATTTGTTGTCACGGCTGTACCAACGGGCGACACGTACGAAGTCGGGTTATCGTATGTCAGTGATGACACGGGGCGATTCGTTGTTTGGTTTGCCCAAGGCAGCACAGGGTTTCGAACTTTTCTAGATCTTAATGATACCCCTGGTGCGTATGGTGGCGCTGGGAAGGTAGTACAAACAAATTCAGCCGACGATGGTTTGGAGTTTGGGCAAGCGTTAAGAACGACTGACAATGTTGATTTTAACGGTCTGTTAACAACAGCGTTTTTGGCCACTGAATTTAACGCCGTTGAATTAAACGAGAACAATGAAACCGATGTAACGGCAGACGGTGGCGGATTATTACTAAAAGCGACAACTGAAAAGCGTTTTGTTTGGGCTTCTGCGACAGATGATTTTACGCTCAACACGGGATTAGAAGTAGAACACGAGGTATCGATTGGTGCTCTCTCTGCACCGGCTACTGATACTTCATTAGATCTAAAAGCAACAGATAAAGTATTTGCTTTAAATTCTGTTTCTACCGCTGTTAGAGACACACTATCACCACCATCACGGGGTGTTATCTACAACCCAACCACAAGCCAGTTTGAAGGGTGGAATGGTTCGATGTGGGTAAATTTCGGGGCTGGTGGTGGAACAGTTGTCGGGCCGGTTTCTGCAATCGACAACGAGCTTGTCACCTTTGATTTGACAACAGGACAGTTGATTCAAGGTGGTACGGGGTTCACTGCTGAAACAGGACTGCTTTATGGTGTAGATGCCGCTGGTGCAATTCAGATTAAGGCAGAAGGCTTTGGTAACAGCAGGTTATCTTTGCGTGATTCTGCTGCAGCCCTTGATGATAAGCAGTTTGATATAGTCAGTGAAGATGGTGCTCTTTATATTGGACACATGAACGATGCTGAAATCTCACTTAGCCCGTCTATTATAATTGATGATAATGAGAATGTTTTAATCCCAACTGGTAGAGCGCTTAATGTAGGAGGGATCGGCACTGTAGATTCAGATACAGACGCTCAATTTACAAACGGTTCAACGAGATCGACTGTAAAAATTAAAGGTGCTAACTCTGCACGTTTGAACGTAATGGATGAAAGTGCGCCAACCAATTACAAGCAATTCAATCTAATTTCGGATAATGGCTCACTACGGATATTCCAGTCTAATGATGACCTGACGACTGGCAGCAACTTAGTTACGATGGGGCTGCTAAGTGGTGATTTTACACTTGATAAGGGTCAGTTATATCACCAAAACGACAAATCAGTGCCCACTCCGTCACAGGCGGCTACTCTAGGTGACAATGTAGTTGAGGTGTGGCAGGAAAGCAATTTAGGCGTGGTAACTCCGGGCGTGAGCATAGCCCCTGAAGATGGGAAAGTTTATTACATAATGACACCTGTTTCTCAGACGTTGCCCTTCGTGGGTAGCAATCTGAGCATTGAATACAGGTCAACAAACAAAAGTTCAAATAAAATAACGTATACCAATACAACTGATCCACAGTTTCAATTTACAGATTCTAATGTTGCCGTGTGGAATACGTTGTTCGAATGCGGCACAACTGGCACCTTATTAGATGTGAATGGTGGCGTGTTAAGCTTTAAAGCCCCTGATTTTGTTGGCTACAGTGATTTAGGGCAAGTTGAGAACCTAGTTGACTTCTATGGCCCCGGTATTTACTTTAATATTGATGCTGGTGGAGTCGGCCTTGATATGATTAATTGCTCTGGGTCTACATTCTCAGAGTGGTTGGTCGAGGGGTTGACTGGTGATAATGCTGTACTGAACATTAGCGGCGCAAGCTCCGGTGATATACAGATTAATGACAACATATTATTCAGCGACGGCTCGACTACTCTAGTTGATATAGCGAGTTCATATCCGGTAGGGAATACTGTAAATCTTAGCGGTAATAATATTCAGGGTTACGATGTAGCTGGTCAAGGTCTTTTCAAGTCTACTTCCCTAAACCAAGAAGATGATAGAGTTATCTCAAGAGGGAATAAGGGTGCTCCAGACAGTACAGCAAGAATTGTAGGTATTGCTCACGACCAGGCTGGTGTAGCAACCTCTTTTACTGCGGCTAACGAGCCATTAAGAATCGAGGCCACCTTCACCGAAGTGTTAGCAGAACGCTTTAGTGTGTCATCGGTTGGAGTATTTAACCATGACGGAATACAACCTATTACAGCGCAGGTAACAGTCGATATCACAGGTCAGAATGATGTCGGTACTGGGATAAAAATTAACTTCTATATAGGTAAGGGGGCAATTGGAACTGGAATCACAGGAGTTACTGATGCAGGCGGTGGCGATGTAACGGTGACGACCGAAGCCGCACACGGACTTGTCACGAATGACCGGGTTAACATCCAAGGAACGACAAGCTACAACGGTACTTATACTGTTATCAGCAGCACGGCTACAACATTCAATATTACACATGCTTATAATGGTTCTGAAACTGGATTTAACCCCCGTAAGATACTGGAATATGCGAAAGGGTCTAATACATTTTCTGGTACTGATAAGAATACTGGAATTAATACTCAAGTGGGTATGGCGGAAGATGAGTTTTTTCAATTGTTTGTTGAAAACGCGAGTAGCACGACAGATTGGGAAACTAGTGATATTAGCGTCACCATATCGAAGATTTAAGGGTGTAAAATAATGAGCAGCGAAATATATAAACTAGACTTAGAAAACAGATTTCCAACATACACTTTTACTGAATCGACGGTAGGTAATAGGGACACTTGTGTAGTAAAAGATGGTGATGGCAAGGTTAAATTGAGTATTACGGGAGGCAACGGTACAACAAAAATAGTCCGCGAAAATCTTGTCGGTGATAATGAAATATTACCCGTTATCACGAGTACTCAAAAAAACGCGCTTGTTGACTCTATTGCAGAAGGCACACAAATAGCAATCAGCACCACAAACACGGTAGAAACCTATATTAATTCAGCGTGGAGATAAGAATGAACCCAGAACAAGCACTTAAAATATTAGACACTGCAGCATCAAGGGCACCTTTAAACCGCGATGAACATGTAGCGGTTCAGCAGGCAAAACAGGTGCTTGCAAAGTTAATACCTGCAGAACCAGAAGACACGCCCGAATAGCAGCTTACGCGCCCCGTTAGTTTATCCCTGAATGGGGCCTTTCGCACAAACTGATGAAATAAAATGCCGGAACTTGTCTATAATCAGGCCTGGGACTTTTCCACTGAGTTACTGGATTACAACGACCCCCGCGAATTTGTCATTAGTCCGACATTTGAGGTGGGGGATGTTCAAGTAAGTCTAAAAACAGCAGGGGGAAGCTATAGCGCTTACACCAATATAGCTACTTTGCCTGTTGTGGAGCCCGCCGGTACGGAATCGGTTTCGTTTGCTTTGATTGCTGCGGAACTTGCAGGAACAAAAGCCAGGATACGGTTTAAGGATCAAACAGATCCAGCGGCGTGGAGAACCCAGGTCGTTAAAATAGACATCCCAACCGCTACCCCTGAATCTCTGGCAAGCGGTGTGATTATGAAAGGGATAGCAAAAGACGTTCCTATACAGATACTTGATAACAAAGGCCAGCCGGTGGCGTCTATGCCTGTGTTTGTAGAGGTTAACAATGACAACGGTGGGTATGCACCCATAAACGGCTCAGCAACCGACACGGACGCTCACGGTTACACAAGCGTTTCTCTCGATGTTTCGGATATCACGGGGGATGAGTGGATTATTGTTAAGGTGTTCGCCAGTTCCTACACTGCCTATCAGCCTTTTTTAATTAGTTCGACATGATCCTTAGACAAGGGCAGGTTGGTTTCTTCGGGCACCAGCTGATTAAAACCAACGTCGCCCCCTACGATGCATTCCCCCCCGGTGGTGGGCAGGGCAAGGGCGGTTACACTGAGCAAATCTTGAGAGAAGACAGAGAGATTGAGGAAATAATCACCATTTTGGTCAGCAAGAGGTTAATTTGATGAATAAAATTTCCATCCGTCGTGCGGATCGTGTGAAGAATACGAAGTCCGGGGGGATATCTGATTGCCCGAGGAAAGTTAAGGGTAAGTTAGAAACCGACGAACAAGTGGCACAGCGTTTGGTATGTGCAATGGCAAAAATAGATGCTTGTACGTTTACCGAGACAAGAACTGTTGACGATTTTACCCAGAAGGTGAGGGTGGTTAAGGGTGGGAACAAGAGACCAGGGCAGAAGTATATAAGTAATGTGGTTGGGGAATTTGTGGTGGAGATAAAACCCCTCTAGAGCAGAACCCTAGAGGGAGTTGATTATTTGGGTGATTGCTTCTCTTGTTGAAGCTTGTCGTATTCCAATTGAAGCTTGTAGTATTCGAGGGTTATAGTCGGGATGTTCCGGTGGTAGGTCGCTGTGTGATGAGCCCGCCAGCCTTGAACTATTTTAAAGGTTATACCGACCTCAACCCGTTTGTTAAAAATGTCGGCAACCTGTTGAGGGCCTAATTTTTTGGTAAGCTTTTTAAATTCTTTACTGTTTCTACCTTCACTTTTAGCCATTTTAACTCCGTTTTGCCCCTTTGGTTTTTAGCTCTTCCTCTGGGGCGTTTTCATTAAACTCAATATCGACAAGTTGCACAGCGGTGATGAATTCATATTTATCGAAGAGGGACGAGAAGCCATCAAAATCTCGGATATTTCGACTCCCATCAATCTCAGTATTACTGTGGAACTTGTCAGCAATGAGGTAGCGAGGACCTAAGGTTTTAATTTTACGACCGAGAAAAGATACTTCATAGGTGTATTTAGCCACGGCGTTAGCTCCTTATTTTTCATCGATAATACGCTGGCACAAATCAACTTTGTTAGCATCTGCCTCGTCTATCAGGGTGTAGTGCTTCTTCCCTATGCGGAAATACCAGGAAACAAGATTGGCGGTGAATCTTTCGCTTATATGAAAGCTTCCACCATCCCAGCGGCAAGGGGGAAGCACATTTAACATGTCGTTATATGTTTCCTCTGATATTTCTTTAACGGTGCCTTTTTTACAGTCTTCATAGTGCCCATTGAGTAAAGAATCAAGCTCTTTCCCATCCACTACACGCATTTGAGGGAATTCGGCTAGATATTCGGCTAGGGTTTTGCCTTTATGATAGGCCACGCGCTCCACTCCATCGGTGGTTGTGTACGTGCTTGTTTGGCAGTAACCAGCAAACGATTCCGAACCGTCAAGGATGTATCGACTAGGAACATTATTATCAATAGTTTTATCAGCCATTTTATTGTCCTTTGTTGATTTGGTTGGTTACTTCAAGAAGAGCTTGCTTGCTCTCGGCCATTTCCCTAGCGTGCGCCTGAAGTTCCCTAATACTCATGGATTCAAACGATTCGATACGGGCGATAAGCATGATTTGACGCGCTTTTAAACTCATTTTAGTACCCCAACCAGGCCATAATGTTTGAATAAGTGATAAGCACCCATTCAGCATATGTTTTGGCGTCACGAGTGTAGATTTCTAAAGCAAAGATTTGGCCGTCTTGCACTACATATTCGATGTGGTGATTTTCTAGGATGGCTTTAAGCGTTGATTTTGTCATGATATAATGTCCTTAACTGATGCACATGTCGGTTACCGTTAGCCCCTTTGGTTGTCTCTAGCAACCTTAGGGGCGTTTTAAACGTTACAAATGATTTTTCACTAGTGCCATATTCTGATTGCACCATTTAGAGCCAACATCGGGCATTTCTGATAAAACGCGACACCCTAACAACCAAGCCAAGCGGCGTTTGCAGTAATCATCACCATTTTTCCGATCACAAGCGTGAAAACCGTTGGACATAACTCTTTCAATTAAAGGGATATATTGTTTTGCTGCTGTGTCCACATCCAAATCCAAATTATCGAGAGAACCATCAGTAAATGCAGCCAAACAAATATTAGAGACTGACAACCTAATGGTGTCGCTATACTCGCAGTAGAAAACAGGAGAAATAAATTTATCCTCTTTTTGGTAGTCATACGAAGTCCATCCATGGCAGTAGCTAAGCGTTTGCTCATCGACGGTTACGGGGATTTTTGCCAATTCGCCAGCGTGTTCCTCAACAAAGCGTAATGCCTCGTTCTCGTTATTGAGTTTATGGGAGGATTTGTAAATCTGTCCTGTATTCTTCGGTCCGTGCCGCCCAGTATCGTTTGAATAACTCACATGAGCTGAATACAGGTTATTAACGCCATTATCCCCTATCTCAACAAAAAACAGAGGATGTGCGCAGTTTAATGTTTTGGACACACCCTGGCGTGATAGAAACAACTTGATGTTGTCGTCTTGTTCTATATAAGCACCTTTAAAATCAGCGCGGACATTGGTTAGGTTTGTAGTAGTCATTTTCTAGTCCTTAGTTGTGTTGGTTGTTAACTGCTAGCAATCATCATTGTAGATGTATTTGAGAGAATGTCAACATTGATGATTATTTATCCCTCAGCCTCTTCTAATGCGTCTGAAATCATTTGGGGCAAATAATCGCTACTAGTTAAAAACTCTTCAAACGAGCTATAACCACAGCAACCTAAATAAGCGTCACCGGCCTTCGACGCGCTCTTAAACACTGTTATTTTTGCCATAAACCATACAGCGTCACCCGTATGAACTTTATCTATAAAATCGGAATGGTCCACGCCCGTTGCCTCAAAGGAAAGAGCGTCTTCAATGGGTGTGTCTTCTTCCAGCGCTTCAAATAAAATTGAGTAACCTGTTTTTGTTGGTGCGAGTAGCTGAGTATGTAGGATGGCCATTATTTTCCCTTTCTTTGTTAGTTGACTTATCATCATTGTAGACTCACGAATAAATAAAATCAACATTGTTGACGGATTATCTTATTGAATGAGTAATATTATCCAGCTTAGTGACTATATCCCGCACCTATCCGGCCCTGCTATGTGCCTAGAATGCGGTAGTGAGTGGCACGCAATCGCGCCCCTGGGAACTGTTCATCTAGACTGTCCAGAATGCGAAAGACGGACGGGGGTGTTGAAACATTCAGTATTGCCCGAATACACTGTGCATTGTGGTTGTGATAACAACTTGTTCTATTTAACCCCCGACGGGTGCGTGTGCCGCAAATGTGGTAAAATACAGGAAGATTATTAGACTATAAAAGGGGTTAATATTGGACGAATACGGAATGTGTCGTTTAGATGATGCTCCAATGCTAGCGGCGAAGCTCAAGAATAAAGAGAATATCCTTTTTAGCTTCGGGCTCGACGGCGTTAATGCTTACGTTATGTCTATAATCCCTCAATTTACAAAAACAGGCGTAATGCCCTTTGGCGGGAATCCAGCAGGCTCTTATCTCGTAAGCCTCTTGTATCGCGGAATGTACTATTTTAACCTAGACAACGAGCTGGACCCATCATACGTGGGGCAAAAGCTTAACCTGATGCTACCCGGCGATGTAACAACAATGCTAAACGCCATTGGCAAAGAACTACTCAAAGACTAGGGGTAATTTATGAGAGGCACCAATAGCAAACTTTTGAGAGGGGCAACAAAGAGAGGTAAGCGGCTCTTTCAACGTTTAACAGATCAAGAAAAATACAACGTGCGTTTCATGATTAAAAACGGCGGAACTTTAGCCAGTGCAATCGAAGACATGGGACGCGGGGACTATAGTGTTTATTTTGATTGGATGGGTGAACCTAGAAACAAGTGGGGCGACAAAGACCTTATTAAGCCTAGACTAAGATTTGAAAGGGTGGGGCGGATTCTGTACTAATGGCTAAATATGAATACCCCACCTCAACAGAGGATTTATTTTGGAGACTACTGTGGGAGGGTAACCCAATAACCCGAAGTTATCTAAGATCCGCTATTATAAGCAGACTTGTTAGAAATGCCCTAAGATCCCCGTCCTAGACGCTTTTAGGAGCAAACACCGCAATGATTGAACAGGATAATGAAAGATTCAATCTAATCGACGGGGAAGAGGCTAACATCCAATACACAGGGGACACCCTAGAAGAGGCGTTAAAGAAGGCGATTATTAATACCAATAACCTACCAACTCACAACAAATTGGTACTAAAAAACTGTTTATACGTCCACTTCCTTAAGTCAAACACGGACCGATAGAACTTAGGGTGATTATCTAACTCAGCTTCAATGCGATCAAGAGACTTCATGGCGGTTGCGGCCTCAGTCCTCTCTTTTATCTCAGCTAAGTACTTGCGTTGATGATAGACAAACAACTTAGCCCTAGCAAAAAGAAACCAGATAAACACGTTAAACATAACCAGCATAAAGAAAGCATCATCATTATTCATACAGTCCTCCATTAAACAGGCTTACACGAAAACAGCCAAATCAACCCATACCAAGGCCTAGCCCACAAAGAGATAACGCCTCACACAGCCTCACAGGACCAACAAAACCATGACTACACACGAATTCGGACTAATCATCGCTTCAGCCCTTGCAGGCGCAGGCCTAACAGTAATCATCATCATCCTCGCTATTCAACACGCCACACCCTAACACCACAAAAAAAACCCCGAAGCACAAAAAACGTGAACGGGGCCGTGTTGGAACAATTATATTACTAATTAGTGGGGACAGCTAGTTGACGCTTAGGTCGTGGATCATAAAGAACATGATCTTTGACAACAAACCCCATGGCAAGCCACTTAGCAACCTGGGACCGCTTAACCCCACAAGGAAGAGACTCAGACACCTGAGCCCTTCCAAAGGCAGAATTATTCCCGTTGTAATAACGATCAATGTACTTCTGTAGGTCCATTAATTTATGATGCAACCGTATGTTTCCATAAAGAGTAGAACAGACCTGGTGACGCTCTTCGTATCGAATTGAGAAAGAGAATAGTTATAAACCCGCTCGCCACCGTACCCTAGCAAGTTAAGCGCTTTTTCTACTTTTTTGCCCGGATCATTTTCGTGAACTTCTTTGCACGCTTTGCGAACAGCTTGATTCACAGTTAGTTTTTCTATTGTGATATCTGAAAATGTCTCTCTAAACGCCCCATCTTCACAATTACTATGTTTAAGAGATGAAAAACGGAAAGAGTCGTGAAGCTCATAACCAATAACGCCAGCCATTCCGTTGAAACTTGTCGTTGTTACTGTGACTTCTTGACCGCCATTACCCTCATTCACAAACGTATCGCCTTTATTTATCACTCTTTCAGAGTTAATCATTTTTATATCCTTAGTTGAATGTGTGAAGAGAGTATGGACCAGGCGTATACATGTGTCAACCACAAAAGTTAACAAATAATCATAGAGAGGTACAAACTATGCCTGCAGGAAAACCACCAGCATTCAAGTCTAAAGAAGAATTACAGGAACGAATAGACGCATATTTCGACAAAGATACCGGGGATGCGTGGGTTGAAGATGGAGACAAAAAGATCTACAGCCCAACCGTGTCGGGGCTTGCGTACCATTTGGATATAACCACAGAAACTCTAAGGTCATACGGCACTGACGACGAATATTCTGCGACGGTAAAAAGAGCTAAACAAAAGATAGAAATGGCATTAGAGCGGAGATTAGGCGGTACGGCGTGCGCTGGCACCATTTTCAATCTAAAGAATAATTTCAGATGGAAGGACAAAACAGAGGTTGACACAAACATCAGCGTATCGGATAGTTTGCTTGATCTAGTTGCCAGTTCCACAGGGCCAACCGAGAAATAGCATAGGAATCAATAGGTTATGAATACTCCACTCATCGCCACTCTCTGTGGGTTAGACCTTTTCGCCCTCACTTGTGGAGTTATGGCCTACAGGCACGCAGACGAGCCGCAACGGTGGAGAGTGTGGATAAAGCTTGGTTTTTTGTCGCTTGTGCTGATGTTTTTTGGCGTTGCATACCTGACGTACAGCTATTAACACACTAAAAAAGTGGTTCGCATAACATTCATTATGTTAAATACAGCACTTGCTAATATACTATATTAATCAATAGCTTAGCGTCGCTCAAAGTTATCCACAGGCTGAAACACGCAGTTTATACAGTAGTTTTAAATTGCCCATTTCCCAACCCCAATGAAATCAATAGGTTACGTGCTGGCTAATAAAGCACCACTTGCCGAACATCTGCCCCCCCCCGCGAGCAATGCCCCTATTCCTTTCCTAACGCCATTCATCCACACACGGCGTATACCAGGCTATCAGACGCAAGGCATATCAACGTATGGGCTACCGTAGATCGTGGCGTAGGCAGGGCGTGGGGCCTTGTTTTTCTGACAGGGACGCGATAGGGATGTTACAGACCTCACACATATGGACGACCCGGCTTTTGAGGAATGGGGTTTAACCCGCTGTATATATCACTCCCTCCCCAAATATTTTATAAAAATTCTAGTAAAAAGCTGATTCCCCCCCAAATATTTTATAAAAAAAGGCCAATCAATCCCAAAAAATTCTAGCAAAAATAGCGCTAAGTTCGGCTTTTGCCGTGACAGTATCCGCTTTCTGCAGGGTTTACGCCCTTTAAAGTAGCAAAATCATCCATAAACCAGGAGAACCAATGGAAAATCAACACAGACAAATCAAGGGATATCGCGAGCTAAACCAGGCAGAAATTGATGCGATGAACGAAATCAAGGCCAAAGGAGTTGAGCTTGGCGAATTGGTGAATAATTTGCGCAATAATGAAGAATTTGACCAGCGTTGGGTGAATATTGGCGCTACAGATTTCCAAACAGGGCTTATGGCTCTCACTAGATCGGTTGCTAGGCCTACATTTTTCTAATCGAACCCCAAAAAATTTCAAAAAAAATCACACTATATACGCATTCTGCAGGTATAATATCCGCTTTATGCTTGTGTTATACCCGAATTAAGAGGTGATATGAAGGATTTATTGTTGAGAGTAGGCTGGAGTCAGGCCTTTTTTGCCCGGCATTGGGGGGTGAGTGAGGACACTATTTCACGTTGGTGCAAGGGTGAACCTGATGCTGGGGCAATAAGATATCTGGTGATGGTTGCTAGGTTATTGGGGGTATGATAGATCACGAATCAACACGAGAGTACATTAAACTATTTATGCAATCGCCCGTCGATGATAGCAAAACGAAAGGGAAGTGTTTAGTCGGAATCCATAATACAACCAGGGTGCTCGAATATGTAACGGAGCTTGATTATCGTGCTGGAGAGAAGTTCAACGAGATAGAAAAAGCAAATTGCTCCGCGATAATTGCAGACTCTAACCTTGCTAGATGGTCATTTGGAAAGAAGATTAACTCACCGCTTGATTTGGTGGAAGCAAACTAAGGGCTTAAAATGATTGATCCAGACGAAACGAAAAAAAAGGCAATGCAGCACGCGAAGAATTTCTTAAAGGACGTGGGGGCAGAGGGTCCTCTTGACCAATCACTTGCGCTAACCTCACTGATATCAGCAGTGGGCTAACGGTATCTCTATATTTTTAGATGCTGAAGCTGCGGTAGAAACACTTAGAGATATAGCGGATGCTATTGAGACTGAAGCTAGGTTATAGGGGTCATGAATTATGGAAAACCTAGTCTTCGTCATCTGGATGGTTTCCTACCCCATATCCCTGTCAATTTGCGAGGTCATTGAGTATAGATATGGAGCGCGCAAGGAATATTCCGAGAGCACAAATTTCCTTACCGCCTTGATCCACATGACCATATGGGGGTATGTTGGGTATTTGCTTTACAACTGAGGGACGTTAAATGTTAGTGGCTGGAGTAAGTAACGGTGATTTTATCGTAGGACTGGACGCTGAAAACATCAGTAGGCTTCAAAAAGGAGAGGTAATTGAGGTTAAGCTATCGGAGATGGGTGGAAATTTTAATGTTGTAATCATGGCTGGAAAAACACTGGATGATGTTAAGACAGAAATTGAGACTGGCCTAGGCGTTAAACTCCCCGAACCGACAAAACCTGGGAAACGAACTGAGCATTAACTAAGGACAAAAAATGGTACTAGCAGGAGTAGTAATGAAGGACTCGAACGACGATGAGTTTGTTGTCGGTCTGGATTCTAATGATGTCCGCAAGCTTATCGATGGATATACGGTTCATGTCAAGCTAACAGAAGCGGGTGCGAGTCACAACATCCAAATCATGATTGGAAAGAACAGTGAGGACATCCATTCAATGATCGAGGCTAGAACAATCGATGAGGGGAGGACTGAGCATTAACGACAGAGCCCAATTTCTCCAAGGGGTCAAATCTTACATTGAACAAGACCCTGAAGCCGCTGCGTATGTTGCTGACCATGTTCAGGCTGGTTTGAGTGCTGCATTGTCCGAGGCTAGGAATAGGGCTACAGACATGGAGGTTGCTTTAACTGTCCTGGCGACAAAAAGATACAAGGGGAAGGATGAGATTGTGAGGAACAAACTGAAGAAGTGGGAAGGGAAGACCTCACTATGTTGGAAGTGGTTAACTGATGAAATTGCTAAAAAGTGAAAAATAGAGAAGAAAGAATTGCTTTTGAAATGATGTATTGCCAACACTATCATGTAGATCATAAGCGTGGATGCAATATCGAATGCCTCAAAGGGGTTGATATCAACGACGTTAGATTGCCGCGAAATCCAGAGACCGACAAGACTGGACAACCGTGTTTGTCAGGACATCTACTGGAAGATGCAACCGCAGCATGTCCTCACTGGGTACGCAGAACAAGAGAACAAGGCGAAGCCAGGGCTGACCGCACTGAAGCTGCCATTAAGCGAATGTCTGTAATTGGCCCTGTTGTTGCTGAATGGAGAAAAAAGCTACCCATAGGCAAGTCAGAAGTAATTGAATGCCCAGCTTGTAGCGGTCGCCTTCACTTATCGCAAGCAGCAAGTAACGGTCATATACATGGTCATTGCGAAACTGAAGCCTGTGTTCAATGGATGGAATGACCCCCTGCCCCTTCTGCGGAGTCAAACCTATCCACCACCAAGAAGGTGTCTGGCACAGCGTTGAATGCGTGGTTAAGAAATGTTTGATAAACCCATCGACAAGGTGGTACAAATTTCAAAAGTGTGCCACGAATGCATGGGATAAACGAAACTAAGAAAATGACAATGTTTGCCAATTATATTCTGGATGGCCGCACGCCCGTAGAGGAACCTAATTTACTTCGCTGGGGAAGGTGGTTCGAGAACTCAAGTAGGAGAGTAAAGCTAAAACAGATTGGAGTCCCTAAGAACAGAGGGAAGAAGGCAAAGAAGATTCATTTTGTCGCGGTCTCCACTGTTTTCTTAGGTCTTGACCATGGCTATGGTGGCAAACCATTATTATTTGAAACCATGATATTTAATGGTGAGCTGGATGAGGAGCAGTACAGATGTTCCACCTGGGAAGAAGCTGAAGAAATGCATGAAATGGCCTGTGAGCGGGTGAGACTCTTTGGATAGTTCATTAGTCACCGAAATCAAACATCACCTAGATCAGATGGCCCCTCATGTTAGCGAGAGGAAGACGGCTCAGTTGCTGAAGGCTGCTCTTAAAGAGATCGAGGCTCAAAAGCCTGAAACGTTGCTAGAGGTTGTTACTGAATCGAGAGGCACATGACAACAACAATAGACCAAGCCCTACGCAATAAAATCAAGGCCCTGACGACGTTGGACATGAATTACGCCAGGCGCAAGATGCCTAACGTTCGTTCTGATGAGGCTAGGTTGATTGCGATGCACAAAACTCGATATGAATGTATTGATATTGACGACGATCTAAGACACATTAGTAGGCGTTGGCTGCAGGATAGAAAATTTTCACGGCTACAGTATGTACCTTGGTTGCCTGATGACCAACTGCCTGAGTAGAATATGGGGATGTGGCGGAATTGGTAACGCACTAGGATAGGCCACGCCTAGGTGGAAAATCTGCTTAAATCTGTATCTCTATAAAGGATTATCGCCAATCCTGGAGTTAGGCTTAAGCGGTGGATGGCACAGAGTCACCGGAGAATAAGAGGCAGCGTAGCGATAAGCGTGAGCCAAATTGATTCTATACCGGAGGTTGCCACCACGTTGAAGGTTCGAATCCTTCCATCCTCTCCTTTAGGAATAAAAATGAAAGAACACGACTTACTAAGACGACTGATTAACGCTGTTGGTGATTGTGAGGACACTCAGGCCATTTTAGATATATGCAAAGAGGCTGAAGAGTTGTTGGAGGCAGTTGACATCGAATCTTATCGAAAAGAGCTTGAAACCTTTCAATTCGCAGCACTTAGGGCCACAACGGCTGCGGAGCATTTGCTTAAGGATTTTGACAAACGGTTTCCTAAAAACGACCAATAAATACAACTATGTTCCTTACAGCAATCTTGGTTTTAGTGGCAGCTCTAGCGGCCTTACTCATCATTGAGCCTGAAAAAACAAGCTGCTACACTCTGCAGGAGACCTCCGGTGTTTACGAGGTTGTATCACTCGATGAAGTTATTTTCTCTACAGAGGACAAGACTGAGTTTCACGAATTTGTTAAGGGACTGAAGCTTGTATTGGATGGATGCTAAGAACTATGCTTCGCGCGGCAATGACAACCTAGCTAGGGGTTTTAGTACTTCCCCTCTAAACTAGGTAAGGCGCGTGACTGCCGGGAAAGTTCGGCCCTATTGTATACCGCCCCTGACGGAGAAGTATCTCAGGGTGTATTATCATGCCTACCCACCATAAATAATGCGGCCTAGGGTGTGTAACAGATTCGTGGCTGGCCTACCTAATAATGGTAGAGCTAGGCTCGCAGGTTGGTAATGATAGATTAAGTGGTATTGAAATGCGGCGTGGAAAGCTGGGTATTGGGGAGCCCCAGTAGCGCGGGGCCATTTCAATTTTTTAACTAACTGAGGATAACGCCAAAGTTAGGCCCTTATTCTACCGGCCCATTGGTAAACCCAAATACACCGTAGCCTTTTAGATGGACTATGTGGCAATCCCAACCAATGCGCGGATCAAAACCATAGGGCTCTATTGTAATATTATTACAGTCTCGACCTGTATTAAATTGATCAATATCATCCTGCAGATATTTAACAAGCGCCTCCCTGTTCTCAAACTCTTGAACAGTTTTCATTGACCTGTCAAAGCTGCCGTGATAATCTCGGTATAGGAAGCTCATTTTTTCCGAGTACCAAAAAAACCGATAATCCCTAGAAACACAATAAGGACCAAGACGCTTAGCAGCATTTGTAGTTCTGGTGAAATCATAAGCCTAGAAGGTCACCTAACATATAGGTAGCTATAGCGCAGAGCCACCCCGCCGCGAAAGATGCTTCAGTACTACCTTCTAGTATTCCGGGTATTTGAACTGCCGCAAGAAGGAATAGAGTTATAATTATTGCCCAGCGGGTCATGACTTAATTATTACAAGGCCTGCACGAGCCATACCTATTGCGTGGCTTTCCTCCATAGCTTCTCCCAGCACGGTTCGTGGTGTTAACAGTTCCCACAGACCGAGTAGAGACCCTAGGCCCATTAAGAGTAAAGCGAGGCCCTGGTCACCGATCCATCCGCCGATTTCCTGAAAACCATGTTCTTTGCCGTCGAATAGATCGACCTCATTGAAATCGCCTGAATGTTCGAGGATGAGTTTTTTAAGGGTTTCGGCGTCTGCTTCTGGGTGCGCTTTGACTTTGAAAAAAATGACATCGGCTGTATGGCCAGAGGGTTGTTTTGCCTCTGTGCAACAGGTGCATTCGCCTCTATCTGAATGTTCGGTAATGTAGTCTATTAACATGTTAAGCCACCATTATTAAGTTGTATTTTTAGAGACGTTTTGATCTTTTAAACCAGCCTCTTTCTCTTCCTAAAAAAAAAGAAGCCGCGACAAGGTTTAATATCACTGCAGCAATACTTACGATATCTCCTTCCATAGCGAAGGGGATATTTATCAACGCCGTTAAAACTAAGACTACGATGACAATGGGCATAATACAAAAAGTCATGGCCTTTCACCAAGGATAGATTGATTGGCAATAACCTCTGCATTACAACCATCTGCCCACGGGAGAATATTATTTACATCGGGCCAAACGATTTGCTGTAAACCGAAATCCCAGTGGCGATAGAAGTTATATGCCTGGAGAGCGTGTTTCTGTTTTGACTCTTCATTGCAGTCAATTATAATTAACGGGTATTTCTCTAGCATAGCAACAGCCTCACCATGCTTGAAAGGTGCCGATTGGTCCACTGTCATTTGAGCATGACAACTCAGCACCCCCGAAGCCAATTCGTGAGAAGGTAGTCCGTAGATGATTAACTCTGATAGACCGAGAGAGTGGAGGCCGACGGTGTAGGCAAAAGGAAGTTCATTCATAACGCCGATAACGCCCCACTGGCCTTGTTCGACGAACTTTGAAATATTTTCTTGGGCAGCTTCTATGCCAATGCAGAATTTTTCGGTCATTTGTTTTCTCCTTAGTCGAAGGTCAGTATAGACAAATTTCAGTTTTTAGCATACTATTTAGATGTGTCGTCACTAGTCATGATGCACGTCCTTAGTTGGAGCCTCAAGGTTAATCCATTTTCCTTGGGGCTTTTTAACGCCTGTGCTAGTATTAAATTGCCCTCTCACCAGGGGCAAAGTTGTTCCCCCCTTTTGCGGCCTCTATCCCGAAGGGGGGCTTTCATCATAACTTACGTATTAACCCCTAGGATCGCCTCCTTTAGGGGTTTTTTTTCGCCCTTAACTAAGGAGTAAACGCCGTTGCATGGGGAAACCCGTCATTCCGCCCGAGTTTTCTGATCGGAAGTGGAGATTAAATAATCTTTATTTGATAAGAGATAAGTCTGGCCATCGCGTTAAGTTTCAGATGAACATGGCGCAGGAAATTCTTTACGAGGAGATGTCGTGGAGAAATATTATTTTGAAGGCCCGTCAATTAGGCTTCTCAACTTTTATCGATATTTTCATCTTAGATCAATGTCTTTGGAACCGTGACATTAAGGCAGGTATTATAGCTCATCATATAGACGATGCTAAGGCTATTTATGATGACAAAATCAAGTTTCCTTACGACAACTTAAACCCTGCCGTTAAGCAGTTGCTAGGCCCCGTTAAGACGGATAGAACTGATCAAATAGAGTTTAACAATGGTTCATCTATCAGGGTGAGCACTTCGTTTAGATCGGGCACTCTTCAGTGTGTAACTGGGGATACTGAAATCGTCTGTAAGGATGGGAGAATCAAACCTATTCAAGAGATCAGTGTCGGGGACTTAGTGCTAAATGATAAAGGGGGATATCAAAAAGTTGGGAGTTTAATCTGCAACAAGAGGGAACATGAGCTTCTCGACGTTTCTACCTTTGGTCATTATAACGATCTACACATCACAGAAAACCATAGAGTTTTAACCAGGGAGAAGAAAACAGGTAAGCCGACCTGGAAAGAGGCTGGGGACTTAAAGCGCGGTGATTATATTGCGTACCCATTGCGGGAAATATCCAACAAGTGCCGTGATGGAAATATGGCGTTTGGCCCCTCAAAATGGGTTTATACAAATGGGAGACGATCACACGCCGTAGGTGATAGGGTTCGCCCCTCATTCACAATGGGGTGGTTGGCAGGCTTTTACTTGGCAGAAGGTTCAATAAGGTCTAGACATGGCAAGCCCCCAACAGATGTAACGTTTTCGATCCATAGAGAAGAGACACCAAAGCTTTTAGAAGCTTTAGAGTCAATCGCTTCGCATATGGACGAAAAGATTAAAGGTGAGTTGGTAAATGTTTATGATTATTCTGGCTCTCTAACAACAGCCGTTGTTGTTAACAGTAAGAAATTTGCTCATCATCTATCCGATAGATTCGGGATGGGAGAAGACAAGTTTATTCCCGATAGCGTGTGGAATCTTGGGGAAGAATACTGCAAGGGTCTTATTAAAGGATATGTCGATGGTGATGGCTCTGAGAAGAATGTAAATCAGATACAGGTAACATCTGCACGTAGACAGTTAATCACCCAGCTTAAAATGCTTCTCCTTAGCTTAAGGTATGGCTATCCGACAATATATTACAAACCTGCTGGAAACCATTACGGCAGAGACTGTAAAGAGTCTTGGGTGTTATGCCTAAATGGTGCTGGCAATTGGAAGTTTCGGGAGAAGTTTGGGATGCCTATGCCAGACGTTCCCGACACATGGGCGTCGCGGTGGAGGGTAGAGCACGGACGTAGACCAGAAGGCAAAAAGCGCTGGAGACGGGGGAAGAAGCACTATTGGGCACAAGTCACGTCTGTTAAACCATCAGAAAGGGAGGACGAATACGTTTATGATATAGCCCTGGAAGAGTCCCCCCATAGTTACGTAACAACGACTGGAATTGTTCATAACTGCCTGCATGTTTCGGAACTCGGGAAAATAGCCGCTAAGTATCCTGACAAAGCGCGAGAAATCAGAACAGGTGCCTTCGAAGCCGTTGCCCAAGACCAAATGATTTTCGTTGAGTCTACCGCTGAAGGTGCGGAAGGCATGTTCTTTGAGATGTGTGAAGATTCTCGAAAGCTTAAAGACGCTGGGAAGAAGATTAATCCGTTGGATTTTAAGTTTCACTTCTTTGCTTGGCATGAAGATCCTGATTACGTTGCTGACCCGAGTAACGTTATTTTCACCACTGACCTTAAGCGTTATTTTGAAAATCTAGATGTCAGAGGGATCAAACTCTCGTTAGAGCAAATGGCCTGGTACGTCCAGAAACTTGCGTCGTTGGGCGATGACATGACCCGTGAGTATCCCTCGTATCCTCAAGAGGCGTTCCAAGCGAGTGTCGAGGGTGCCTATTACGAGAAGGAGATGACGACAATTCGTCGTGAAGGTCGCATTTGCCAGGTGCCTTATGATCCTGCTTATCCTGTAAATACGTTTTGGGACCTCGGGATGGATGACTCGATGACGATTTGGTTTCATCAAAAGATCAGGGCTCAACATCGTTTAATTGATTATTTGGAGTGCCATGGTGAAGGGTTTGAATATTATGCCCGCGAACTTAAAGAAAAGAAGTATAACTACGAGACCCACTACATGCCTCACGATGCATCTGTTAGGGAGTTGGGGGCCAATGCTCGGACTCGGAAACAGTCTGCGGAACTTGTAGGGATTCGGCCTATCAATGTTGTGGAAAGACCTAGAAACACAGAGGCTTTGTTAGCCCAGATTGAACAGACGCGAAGCTTTTTAAGAACGTGTTGGATCGATGAGGAAAAATGCGCGAAGGGAATTGTTCATTTAGACAAGTACAGGAAGGAGTGGGACGACCGCTTAGGTGCTTACAAGAGAACCCCTAGGCATGATCAGTCTTGTCACGGCGCGGATGGTTTAAGAACAGGTGCTGTGGGTTATGTTGAGTACGTTGAGTATGCTGAAGACGATTTAATACCGGAGGCTTTTGATGACTAAAGTTATAGAAATTAATGACGACGAAGACCCATCTCAGTTACTTAAAATCGCCGCAGGAACAATTGCCAAGCAGGAGGTCATTATAGACAACCTATCCATCTTAATGAGAAGGATGCTTTTAGAACGCCAGGTGGATCGGCAGGCGATGAAGTTTTTGAGAGACAATAATTTGATGGGGAATCCACTGAGGTAATAAAAAACTAAAAAAAACTTGTAAAAGTACAAAATTGTTATATAACTAGTTAATAATAAGCTGAGACGAAGAATGAAACCGCACGAACACTGTAAGTTTGCGGGTCTAAAAGGCCTCAACCATTTTAGTGATTTGGACGGGCGTTCCGTTGCGACGCTTATTAATTGGCATAGAGATCATTACGAGTTGTTTGAAGAATCTCTAAATAAGGCGGCGAAACAATATAGAGAGAATAAAAGTAATGGCCACAAAATTACATGAAATTTTGGCTGTAGAAGGGACCAAAGAAAAAGCGGCTAAAAAGTTGATTAAGGAGTCGTTGGTTACACTAAACAAAGACACCTTGTTTAAAGGCCAGACACGTCGACTCGAAATGATCAAGGAGGACGACAAGCATCTTGAGACGGTAGAGAATCAGGAGCTTACCACAACCGTTAATGAAAACTTGGATTACCTTCAAGGCCCTATATCGGGATGGCTGGATGTTGTTTTCGCCAAAGAAAAAGGCAATCAAAATGCCGTTGCTGATTTAATCGTTGGGGGCAAAAAAATATTATCTGCTGCACCAGCCACATTCTTGCTCGGGTTGGAAAAGAAACTTATTGAATTGCGTTCTATCTACGACGCCATTCCTACGCTAGCTCCTGGTATAAAATGGGTTGCTGATGAAAATGAACGAGAAGGCGTTTATGTGGCGTATAATGCGGTAACCAGCTTCAAGACAAAAAAGGATATTGAATTTAGGGTTGCTCACGAAGCCACCAAAGAGCATCCGGCACAAGTTGCTCAACTCCAGACGGAGGTTAATGTGGGTAAATATACCACTATTTCTAAGTCTGGGATGGTAGCTCCTATCGAAAAGGCTAATCGACTTAAACGTCTTGATGACGTTTTGGCAGCTGTTAAACAGGCGCGGATGAGAGCGAATAATATAGATGTTGATACCGCTCCTGCTTGTCACCGCATTTTGGAATATATTAATAAAGGTTCGTAGTAAGTTTATCGTTAGTATTGTTGTTAATCTATCTCGGCGCTGCTACCAGGATAGATATTAGACTTAGTGTTTCGCTACGACAGCTTTGACATATGGTTTAGAAACAGGGGTTTTTGCAAATTTAAGCCGACACGGGTTCGAATCCCGTCCGCCCATCCAATGAGTATTTTATAAGTATTCATTGGTGGGTGGTAGTTCAGTGGCTCAGAACAGCTTAACGGATTTTAACGCAAAAATGGCCAAACATTAGAAACTAGTCAACTGTTTAGGATAGCTCATTTGGCAGAGCAATCGAATTTTAATCGATAGGTAGCTGGTTCGATCCCAGTTCCAATTAAAACAGACCGGCCCTCACCGCTTGGATACAGTGGTGGGGGCTTTTTATTATTCGCATGATAAATATCAGTCTCCCCTCATTCATCACAGGCTGCATTCTAGGCTTTATCTTGACCATGGTCTGCCTGGAGATTTATTGGTCAATTTCGGGTGAGTGGTTGCTTTAATGCTAGTCACCATCCTAGTCGCTGATCGGCTAGATCCGTTGTATTTACTGGGGTTGAGTGGGGTGAAATCTAGTCAAGATGGTAGCGACGGCTGGATTCAAACCAGCGTAGAACGGCGTCAAAGACCGTTGCCTAAATCACTCGGCCACGTCGCTATAGATGGCGGACCAGCAGGGAATCGAACCCCGATATACGGTTTTGGAGACCGTCGCTCTACCAGTTGAGCTACTGAGACGTGTTAATAAAAAAGCCAACCCAATTACTTGAGTCGGCCTTTTAGTCGGATACATAGATTACATACCCGGTGTGAGAGAGTTTAGTTTATACCTATTGATTTATTTTTCAAGCCCAGAACCAAACGACCAAGAAAAACACAATCCAGCACAGAATAATTTCAATCATAGTTAAATGAGGTCTTATTACCATGGAGGACACAAAAAAAGAAGTCCAAGAATTGAACTATACCATAGACGAATTCCGTGATGGTGCTGTGGTGCTGACTTGTGGTGAGGGAGGCATGGAAGTAGATCTAGTGTTTGCATCGGGTGCTACGAGAGGTGACCCAAACCTTGAAAAGCAACGGGCAATATTGGAATTCATAGTTAAAGCAATTGAAGCGTACAGGTGATAAATGGCTAATACTAAAGTAAGAACACGAAAAATCAGTTGGAAAGCTGAAGTCGATAAACTCGATCCTACACGATATCGGGCTACAAATGAATATCGTTTTTCTAACGGTCGGATTTTTAAGCGTCGTACCCAGGATGCGGGGATTTATAACTAGTGGCTGTTGATCAATTCACCGCTTTCACAATGTTCGATTGGGTTGAGGAAGAAAGGCCTGAAGTAAAGATTCATGGAGACGCGGCCACCCTCCATGTAGGGCTCCACCACTTAACAGAAATAAAGGGTAATTCTGCGGCTGATTTAAAGGATCAGTTAGAGGGATATGCTGAAATATTTGCAGCGGCGGCGAAGTCACTTGATAATAGAGGTGAATAGCAATCTAACTACGGAGCAACAAAATGGAATATTTACTAAGCCAAGAAGAATATGACGCCCTTACTCCCGTTAGGCTATTACAGGAAAGAAACGAAGCGCTTGAAGATGCAAGAAAAATAATAGTTAGGCTTGCTGATATCCCCTGTGGAAAAACATATTGTGATGACTGCCCTGTATCGGATATTGGCTTTTACGAGGATGATACTAATGCCATAAGCAGTGTAAGCTCAAACCTGATTTGTGGTAAGTCTCGCGACTACAGTCAATAGCGATCTAACTACGGAGAAGGGCAGGTGAAATTATGGCTAAATTAGTAATGATCGAATGGGTTGACAGCGCAAGGCCGACACCTGATTGGGTGCATCTTAGCGAGTACGTAAAGAAAAGCTCAATAAAATGTATTTCAGTTGGATTTCTTGTGCATGATGGCAAAAAAGTAAAAGCACTAGCCCAAAATATGGGGGACGTAAAAAGCAAGAGTAATATTCAGGCGTGTGGAATTATTCATATACCTGCCTGTTGCATAAGTAAAATATCGGACCTTAAGGTCACGGAGTAAGAAATGACCAAAGATGACGCAAAAGAAAAAATGAAACAAATTCGTGACAACGAGAATCAAAAAATGGACTCTTGGTACGACGGGCTTGGTAGCGGGAACATATCTCTTGACGGAACATACACGCCGGAAGCACTTAGAGCGATAGCTGATTTGATTGATGATCTAGGTGAAATCTAGCAGAGGAATATGCTGAAAATTTGCACAGAATGGGAAGTCACTTGATTAATACTTGATTTTTACTTGATTATGTAAGTACATAAGAACTATACTTTAATTAGTTTTACCTCACGTCGGGAGACGGTATGGAACGAACTAGTCTATCCTCGCTATACTTTAGTGGGGCTTTTTGCGGGTGTGTGGCGTGAAAGCAGCCAGTCAGACACTCGCCCGAAATATCATGTCCACCCTGGACAAGCACTATCCTGCGGTCTCTCAGTTCTGGCTTATCAACGTTGATGAGGTTGGCGGGATCGTTCAGGTCTCGAATTTTCTCTTGTCTGGTCGTATGGGGTTTGTTTTGCATACCTCAAAGATAGACCCTGAGATGAAGTCGGTTGTTAGGGCTGGAGGCGAGCTGTTAGAGCGCCACCGTGTCTCACGAGGCCGCACGCTCACCTTAGAAGAAGCGTTAAGGGATACCGTTAGAAAAGCGTCGGGAGAATTACTCCACGATGCTTAATACGGCTGAAGCACCCACCGAGGAGTATGGCACCGGCTTAGATGATTGGCTGGCCATGTCGCGTGATGCTTATCGCACGTCTTTTGACTATTTCGATTCGTCGATTAGGGCAAAGGTGGAGTCTAATCAAGCCCATTTTGACGGTCGTCATGCCCCTGGCTCTAAGTATTTCTCGGATAGTTATCGTCATCGTGCAAAAGGTTTTAGACCTAAAACACGTTCTGTTATTCGTAAAAACGAAGCAGCGGCGGCGATTTCGTTCTTTTCTACACAAGATGTTGTCAATGTTGAGGCTGAACGCCCTCAAGATTTGGTACAGAAAGTCTCTGCGGAAATCAATAACGAGCTTATCAATTATCGCTTAGAAAATACCATCCCGTGGTTTCAGGTTTGTTTAGGCGCTTATCAAGACACACTTAACAGTGGTGTTTGTATTTCCCATAACTACTGGGACTATGAGGAGCTTGTAGAGCCTGAACCGATGTTCGAAGAGGATGGCACCCCGACGTTAACGGAAGAGGGTGAGCAGTCATACCGCGACAATGTAACGGTTATTCGAGACCGCCCTTGGATTGATTTACGTCCGATTGAAAACGTGCTGTTTTCGGCGTCTTCAGACTGGACCGATCCCATTAACACGTCACCTTATATCATCGACAAAATCTCCATGACAATTGGTGAGGTACGCCAACGCGCAGAACAGAAGGGTAAGGGACAGGTTCCTTGGTTGTTGGTTGATGAAGAGAATTTAAACCAGGCCCGAACCGACGATTATGATCCCGTGCGGGCACAGCGAGAGCATGGCCGTGAAGATTCAGAGGATCTAGATTACCTGAATCAAGATTTTGATACGGTTTGGGTTCATCGCAACATTATTAAGAAAGACGGTATTGATTGGATGTTTTACACGTTAGGTGTTTATCACATGCTGTCAGTGCCTGTTCCCTTGCAGCAGGTTTACCCTCATTTAAAACCAGGTGAACGCCCCTATACGATGGGGAATTCTATTCTGGAACCCCACAAAGTCTACCCAGCATCATTAGCGGGTTTGACCTCTGATCTACAGAAAGACGCGAATGATCTTAATAATCTGAGAAAAGATAACGTTGCCTTAGTTTTAAACCGTCGCTATTACAAACGTAAGGGTGCGCGGATTAACACGAAAGCTTTGATCAATAACATCCCCGGCTCAGTTGTTGAGATGGATGATGTAAATATGGATTTGCGATCAGAAGCCCCACCCGACGTTACTGCCTCTTCGTATCAAGAACAAGACCGAATCAACATGGATTATGACGAGCTTGCGGGTTCGTTCTCTACCTCTAGCGTGGGTTCTAGCCGTCAACTGAATGAGACGGTGGGTGGCATGAACATGATGTCTGAAGGCGCTAATCAGATCACCGAATACCAGTTACGTATGTTCGCAGAAACGTGGGTTGTTCCGACGCTAAAACAACTCGTTAAGTTAGAGCAGATGTATGAAACCGACGAAGCGCTTTTATCGTTGATGGGTGAAAAGGTCCAGATGTGGAAGCGTTTTGGTGTTTCACAAATTGATGACCGGATGATTCAAGGCGACATGTTGGTGAGAGTTAATGTCGGGTTTGGTTCTACGAATCCTGTTGAGAAGGTCAACAAATTGGCTTTGGGCCTTAACACTGTTCTGCAGTTTGCCCCGGCCTTAGCTGGGCGATTGGAAGAGAGTGAGGTTGTTACGGAGGTTTTCGGCGCACTAGGTTTTAGGGGTGTTGAACGATTTTTTCCTGAAGACAAAGAGGTACAGCCTCAAGTCGATCCGCGAATGGAACTTGAACAGTTTAAAGCTGAATCGAACATGCAGCTTGAACAGATGCGTCAAGAAAACGCGATGGCGATACAAGACATCAAATCTCAAAACGCCGCTGAAGATCGGGCGGTTAAATCCGCTACCGCCGATGCTGAGTTACAGGTTGCCATTCTGCAAATGGCTAAAGAGGAAAAGATGTCCATCGAACAGATCAAAGCCCAACTGGGTGGCCAGGCGATGAAGATTCGGTCAGACAAAGAAAAAGCGGCTAATGAAGTGGCGTTGAAACGTGAATTCGGCTCAGAGGGCAATTATGGAATCTGATGACGACACCTTAAGACAGGCCAAGCTTGGCATAGAAGCAGAGCATTTTTTGCACTCTGCATTAGGTCGTCATCTTGTGGATAAGGCTCAAGATGAAATTAATGAATTTGTTGATCTTCTGGTTGAAGCAGATCCAGAGGATGTGAAGAAAAACCGGGAATTACGGAATGAAATAAAAGTTAGGGAACTAGTGGGGAAATGGATCAACGATGCGATTGATTCAGGGAAAGTTGCAGAGAGTTATTTAGAGTCCATCGAATAGACGACGAGGAAATAATGAAAGAAGAAGAATATGAAGTTGATCCTGAATTCAAAGAAGAAGCTCAGGAAAAACCAAAAGATCCTAGATTAGAAATCGCCGAAGCCTACGCTAAGCGTGAGTATGGCGACAAGCCTACAGAAGAGCCTAAGGAAGACGTTAAAGAAGAACCTAGCGGCGAAACCGTAGAAATACGTGTAGACGGCAATAAAAAACAGGTTCCGATCGAGGATACCGTTGAAATCAAAATCAACGGCGATACCCGTCGTGTATCAAAAGACAAAGTAGATGATGCCGGTGGCGTTGATGTGTACCAAAAACGCATAGCCACCGAAGAAGGATTTAAAGCGCTTACTGCTGACCGTAAACAATTGCAGCAAGACAGAACTGCACTCGACCTACAAGCGAAGCAGCTTGAGGCGATGCAGAAAAAGATTGACGAACTATCCGTTAAGGACGTTCCGAAGAATGATCTACCGACAGGCGATCAGTTAGAAAAAGCTCGAAAATATCGTGAAGCGATGTTTGAGGGCGATGACGAAGTGGCGGACCAAACCATTCTAGATTTGATTACAACCGACGCGAAAGCTATCCCTGAAATTAATCCAGAAGACTTAATCAACAAAGCGGCTGCCCGCGCAGAAGAATTGTTACTTGCCAAACAACATGAGCAACAGATCGTTGATATCAATACTCGATTTGAAACTGAATATAAAGAGGTTGTTGAAGATAAAAATTTGTATGAATTGGCACGGATGAAAGCGAAAGAAATTCGTGACGAAGACCCAAATAAACCCTTAGAGCAGGTAATGAAAGAGGCCGGTGATTCTGTTATGGAATGGTCCGGCAAATTGCAGTCATCCACCCTTGATGAAAAACGCGAATCGAAACGAGCCTTGAATACTCCAAAGGCGGCGACGGCCAGGTCAAAACCAAAGCCAACGCCAAAAGCAGATACCCCGTCTGAGTATGTCGCTAAGTTACGCGCAGCACGAGGACAAGGAATATAAAAGGAGACTCCTATGGCCACAGGTCAAGTATGGGAAGTCAATGCACAAGGTGGGTTTATGTATTCAGGAGAGCTTTCAACGGTTCTTCGTAATGCACTTCAGCCTATGACACGGTTCATTCAGCATTGTGATGCGGATGATTTTACAAACAAAGGTCTACACGTTGGTGATGCGTTCCAATGGAATATTTATTCCGACGTTGAAACGCAAGGCACAACGCTAACTGAAACCGACACTATGCCGGAAACTCAGTTCACTATTAC